ACTGGCGCGCCGAAACTTGCCGGCCATACAATGGAAGAGTAAGTTAGTCACCTTGAATGTCCAGCGGAAGGAACGTTACGGAGGCGCACCATGACAAGCATATTCGACGTGGCCGCTTACGTGCTGGACAAGCTCGGCGTCATGACCACCATGAAGCTGGAAAAGCTCTGCTACTATTCACAGGCATGGTCCCTCGTATGGGATGAACGGCGTCTGTTCCCCGAGCGATTCGAGGCATGGGCCAACGGCCCGGTGTGCCCCGACCTATACCATGCGCACAAGGGCATGTTCAAGATCACGCGCGGCGATATTCACGGCGACCCGTCGAACATAGACGAAGACGGCACCAGCACCATAGACGCGGTGTTGAATGCCTACGGGAAAATGGGAGCCTACCAGCTCAGCGAGCTTACCCACAGCGAACGCCCGTGGAGGGATGCGCGAGGCGATCTCCCGCAGGGAGCCATCTGCAACACCGAGATAACCGAAGCGGCCATGGCCGAATACTATGGGAGCCTTACCGACTAGTGGGCCACCGCAGCAAAACCAAGAGCATCAAGGCTAAAACCCCGAGCTCTTCAAAACGTGTGCCCGCGCATCACGTGGCGAAAAGCTATCATGTCCCCGAATCCGCCACGGAGATTCCCAAGGATTCCGTGAACCGTCGCATCGTATTCCGTTTCGACTGCGTTGACCTTGAGGCCGACTGCCCATGGTCGCTCGCGCACATGAGCGACGAGGAGCATCGGCTGCTGCTGTTGAAGATGCGTGACTTCGAAAAGGCCACGGTGGGCGAGATCATTAGCCCCTCATATCAGGCGTTCACCTGCTACCCTGATTTCACCCAATGCCCCAACCAGACGCCACAGGACCGGCTGGCGAAATACTATGAACGCGAAGGCGATGCGTTGGCCCGGTTCCGATTGGGTGGAACCGAACGCCTGTACGGTTTCCTTGTAGGCAACGAGTTTCACATTCTCTGGTGGGACCCGAACCATGAGGTATGGCCCTCCACTAGGAAACACACCTGACCATCATATTGTAGTGGTATACAAAATGGTCCCGTCCTCCGATACAGGAGAACGGGACCATTAATGCCATTATGCTGTGGAATCAGGCACTGGCATGTCCAGCTAAAGGATATTCCCAGCCATGTCCGCTCTCATTGCCATAGACCAAGTATCCATCCGTTGACGGAAGATCAAACAGCACCTTGCCTTGAGCCTTCACCCCTTGGCCTATTATCTGGGGAAGCCGCTGATTTTCGGGTAGGCATGTGTAGGTTGTTATCTTTGAACTGGTTCCATCGAGATTGCCGTTCCACTGGGTGCCATCATTTTGAATATACGTCCAATAGCCGGGAGCGCCCAGTCCCAAAGGCCCATAGGAATCCGAATCAAAATCGGAAGTTGTTTCAACGGTGATGTCCAGAACGACGAAATGACCGTTTGCAGGGCTTGTTTCAGCTCCTTCGTAAGCCGGGACGCATGGTGCGTCAAGGGTTATGTTGGTTACGGTCCATGAAGCGAGTAGGGTTTTGTCTGCCTGACTCTTATAGATGCTGGCAGTGTCGCCTATTCGTTTGATGAGGTTGCCTCGGCTGCTTGTCTTGGGCTTCTCCGTTTGCTGAGGTTTTGCCTTTTCCGGTTTCTTGTAGTCCTTGGACGAGGCGGCTTCATCAGTATTATTGCGGATTGCTGTGTTCACGGCAACGGCAACTCCTACCGACAGCGCCACCACGACAATCGCCGCAACCAGAAGCTGCCACCATTTCAGGGTGACGGTACCCTTGCTTTCAGTCTTGTGCGATGGGTCCGGTACGGGTGGTTGTTGTGGCTCGCTCATTATTATTCTCTTCTCTTCATTGGTTGGGTACCTCTATTGTATCCATTAAGCGTGTTGTTCGATTGCGATTATCGACATTGAGGTGCATAATCAGAATCATGGAATCGAACAAATGTTCTATCGGATTGACGGAACCGCCGTCTGAGATGAGCCTTGCTCGAATCAACGTGAACGAAAAAGAGGTCCGCCCATCCCGCGAAGAACCGGCGAACCTCTCAGTATTGCCACACCACCAGAAGGAGGCGCGACATGAGCTAGTCTAACACTATTCGACTCGCCTGCGGCCTACCGAAGCGGCTATGAGGGCAAGGGAATCAGGAAGCCCGACCATCGGCGCGATGATATCCAGCTCGGAAATCAGGAATGACTTTTTTCCCGTCAACCGATCGCTGACATAGGACTGGGCCTTTCTGCCTATCGCTTTTGCGATATCCACCTGAGTGAGATGCTTGTCCTTCATTCTCGCGTCAAGGTATGCACCTATTGCGATATCTGTGTTTGAGATTTTTGCGTTCATAACAAACAGTATATCTCATATAACATATCTTGTCGGGCGTGTCGTTCTTTGACATATCTTAAATAAGATATATAGTTATAACCAGCAAATCGGAATACGGTACAAACACATTGTTGAATATCGTATATAAGATATGGAGACTTCATGGACACCAACGCATTCATCTCGCAGGCAATATCGGTACGCCTTCTGCGAATCAAGAAGAAGCAGTACCAGCTCGCGTCCGAACTGAATATCGACCAGACAGTGCTCAGTCATTACATGACCGGCAAAAGCTCTTGGAACGCCAAGGTAATGGACCGTATTGCCCCTCTCCTCGGTTGGGGTTCTGCTGTTGACATCGCGATTGCTGCAGAAGAGGAACGAAAGATTATGCAGTCGATTCCCCCTTCTGAGGCTCCCAAGTTAGAAGCTGAGAAGCGTCTTTCTAAGTCTCCTGAATTAAAGGTGGCAGCATGAGTCGTCACAGTGAAATCACGGTCGGGGCGACATTCCCGGAGGACTTTCGGAAAAAATTTCTTGAACTTGTCGGGGAGTTCGATGACACAATGCTCCCCGAGCAGACGCCAAGCATCGAGTTCGACTGGAACGGCAAAGGCGAAGCGCTTATCACCTACCGGAAAATGGTGGTGGTGGACGCCGCCAAAGCAAAGGAATGGATTGACGGCGCTCTGGCGCATGTCAGCGAGCCGGGGGAACAAGAGCCGTCACAAACTCCGTCTCCCCGTTCGAGAAGCGAATAGACAACCCCTTGTGCCCGGACAGGAAAGAGCTGGCGGCTTTCAACTCCAAGCTCTCTCCCGGCTTCACCACGAAGGGAAGCTCCTTGCCCGAATCCCACGGACGAGCGAACGGACTGACGTTTCCTGAGTAATCAAGAACTTGAATCACAGTCAACGGCTTGTCTGAGATATTGCGAACCGCATAGCATTCACCGTCCGCACTGTAGGGCTTACTCCAATACTCCATATTCACCTCCTCTCCGAAAGAGAACACCATGAACACATCAAATCGTAGCCCAGCAGTCAACGAGGCGAAGAATGAAGCCCCTGAGATTTACAGCGGAAAGGTAGGAGTGGAGATCGTACCGGACATGCGCAAGCTCAGGAGCTTCGCCAAGGACTTCATCGCCCTCGTGGACAGTTACTGGCCGGAGGAAACAGGTAGTCCCTTGGCCACGCAATCCAGGCAGACCGGCAACTGTGATTCGCCTACACCGGACATGTCCTCGACTTCGGCACCACAGTAATAGCAGCGATTTCCGTTCTGCTCCTTCACAGCACGAACGGCCATCTGTTTCAACCGGTCATCGAAGTCCTTATTGAACTTGACGAAAGCCATATTCACCTCCTCTCAATGAATCGAGACATTATGAACACTTCGAATCGTAGTCTGACCATCACGGAAACCGAGTAACCCATGTTTGGTTTCAACAAACGTTCCGAAGAGCCGGAAAACCTGTATGAAGAGCCACCCGTACCGGAAATCAAGCCATGCCCCATCTGCGGCAAGACCCCATCGGTCTACTGCGCCGGATGCTCAATGTTCGGAAGCGGTGCCAGCACCAGGTACTGGAATTGCCGGTGCATCGACTGCGATTATCCCAAGCGTCCTTCCGGATTGAGCGTCAATTACTGTAATAAGGCCGACGTTGCCGACCATTGGAATGAGTTGGCGGACCGGTCTGAGAAAACACTGGACGCACCTCTTCCCGAATGCCCCATCTGCAATAAGCGTCCGACGCTTGTAGAGATCGTCGGCAAAGGAATGGTCTACGACTGCGGATGCGATTGCGTGAGTATTTCAAGCCCCTCCCTCAACCCGATAGAAGTCAAGAAAGACTGGCTGAGAGAAGCCGCCCGCAGAGCGGACTACCTGAGAAGGCTTCGCTCCTGCACGGATGTGCTGTCAAGAAATTAACAAGTCTTGCCGCAGTGGGTCGTTTTTTATCCACCTATCGACTACAGGCAAATAAATACCATACTGCGATCTGCTGCGGCAACCATCGGCCGGAACCCTTCGGGGTGTCTGGACACGCACCATCGCCGCCACACCATAGGACTCGTCATCCATCTCTCAGAAACCAGAAACACGGTGGCGGCAAGGACGTTCTCGGTTCGAATCCGAGTCCGGCCACGCGGAAAGGACATGTCATGAACAGGAAAACGTATGGGGCTCACTGCTCCGGCTGGCAGCATTCACCTGATGAACGCCGGCACCGGCATGAGAACACGAAGACAATCACTTGTCTGACGTTGGCGGCGACCGGGTTCCTGATTCTCTCACTGCAACCCTATGCGGGCCCGTGGAGCATTCTCGCAGGCTTCATGTGCTGTTCGCCCGTCATGCTCTCGTTCGCATTGTCGAAAGGAACACAAAAATGATCTGGTTCATACTCGCCGTAATACTCCTGCTCATCGGAGTCGGCATGATAGCCGTCGCACTCGCCAACGGTGGCGACGGAGCCGGTTTCGGCTTCATTCCCATCATCGTCGCCGCACTGTTGATGATTCCGGCATGCCTATACTCGCTGGACGTAGGCGAGGTGGCCGTCATCCGCAACATGGGCGGCTCCGTCGCCGGTCATGCGGAGAACGCGGGCTTCCATGCGAAGGCGCCGTGGCAGTCGGTCATCAAATACGATACGCGCAACAACCTCATCAACTTCTTCAAGGACACCGACTACAAGTACGACGGCGGCAGCGCGGAAGGCAAGGAGATCACGGTCAACGACCGTAGCGGTGCCAGCGCGAACATCGACATTCAGGTCAACTATTCGCTCGAACCGTCCGCCGCCGAAATGCTCTACTCGGAATACGGCAAGCAGACCACGTTCACGCAGAACTACATCGGCAACGACCTGCGCAGCGTGGCCCGTGAAACCTCCGGCAAGTTCGACACGATCACGATGCTCACCGACCGTGGCAAGTACACGAAGGCCGTGCAGGACGCGCTCACCTCGAAATGGAAGAGCATCGGCCTGACCGTCGAACAGGTGTCCGTGCAAGACATCCGCTACCCGAAGTCCATTACCGACAGCTACGCGCAAGCCCAAGCCGCCGAGGTCGCCAAGCAGAAGGCGAAGAACGAGCAGGAGACCGCGAAGGTCGAGGCCGAGACGAAGCGCATCAAGGCGCAGGGCGAGGCCGACGCGAACAAGGTGCTGAACGATTCCCTGACCGACAACGTGCTCCGGCAGCATTACATCGACGCTTTGAAGAACGCCGACCAGCTGATCGTCACACCCGAGGGCTCCAACACCCTCATCCAGCCCAAATGATTCTTCCGGGCGGGGTTCTTTATTCCTTTACTTCCTCGTCCGGTGGCAGCCAAGCGCATGGTGCCGCACCTACGAAGCCTTCCAATGGTCATGGACTTCTCCAAGGTGCACCGGGTTCGACTCCCGGCTTGGCGCTCAGAAAAATTTAACCCCTTCGCGTCCTTGCGTCGGAAACCAATAAAAGGGTTTCGGACGTGTCAGCACCGGCGTAGAAGGACAACCAAATAATCAAGCCCAGTGGAGGGAAACAATCATGGAACTCACACCATCAGACCAGATGAGACTGCTCAACGAGGCCCGTGGACTATTGCCGCAGGGCGAGCTCGAACACCGCGCGAGGCAGATACTCGACTCATATACGCCGAACCAGCAGCCCGCGCCACAGACACCGGGCTCCCCGCGACTCATCATCAGCGACTTCCTCCGTTCGAAAGGATTCGAGCCGATGAGGAAAAGCGCGTTGCACTTCGGTTCCCGTTTGGCCGAGAACTACAAGATGAAGTTCGGCGCCTACCCGCCCAAGCACGGGAAGACCTACATCTACTACGAGATCGACCGGCCTCTCATGGAGGAGACGTGGGCTCAGATTCAGACGGAGGACGCCGACTGATGGCATCTGATTTCAACTCCATCGCCAAAGCCATCCGTTATCTCGGTGATTGCGTCCGTTATCTCGCTGACAAGTATGTGGCCGTGAACGATCGCGTGTACTCGGATTGGAACGAGGCCTCGAAGGTCGTGGGAGACGTTGGCCGTGACCATGTGGCCGATTATGCGGAGGCCTCTCACAAGCAGGGTAAGTCGCGTACTTGGCGTCACAGTCACCTGATGGAACGCGAGGAACAATTGTCCATGCAGTCGAGGGGTTCTCATGTTGACCCCGAATGATGTCCGGCATAGAAAGTTCCGCACGTATCGTTCCCTGCTTTACGGAGAGGTCTACGACGCGGAGGACGTTGACGATTTTCTCGACTCGGTGGCCGACACCATCAAGGTTTTAGGCAAGGAAGTACTCAAAGCAAGAAAGGAGTGGCAATGACCGTCGAGCAGATGGCCGATGACGATTACTTCGCGTTTGACGCGGTGGACCAGACCGCGTTGAAGAAGTATCTGGTCAGCCCGTTGGCGTATTCGCAGTATCTGACCGGCGAGCATTCGTCCTCCCCCCAGTTCGAGTTCGGGAAGGCGGCTCACAGTCTCATATTGGGCAGTGGCCCCGAGGTGCTGGTGAAACCGAACCTACGCACCAAGGAAGGCAAAGCCAGGTATGCGGAGACATTGAAACTGCATGAGGGCGAGGATATCGTATGGCTTTCCCCCGATGATGTGGAGAAGGTCGAGGCCATGCGGGACATGGTTGGAGATTTCTTCACGAAGCTGGATGGTCAGCCGGAGGTGGCGATGATCGCCGCCGACCCTGATACCGGATTGTTGATTAAGGGCAAGGCGGACTGGTTGCCGTCCACTCCCGACCCGGATGGTGTGCTGCGTATCCGTGATTACAAGACCACGGTGAAGTCGCCGGACGAGTTCGAGCGTTCCTGCTGGCAGCACGGGTATCACATTCAGGCCGCGTTCTACATGCGTCTCTACCGGTTGACGATGCCCGAATATAAGGGGCCGTTGGGTTTCGAGTTCATCGTGCAGGAGAAGAACCCGCCGTTCGACTGGATGCGCTACGAGATTCAGGAGGATTCGCCCATCATCACCGAACTGGCGGAACCGAAGATAAACCACGCCTTGCAGGGCATCAGATGGTTCCGTGACAACACGGAGGACCCGTTGGAGGCTATGAGGGCCTACGGGTTGCCTAAATACCCGCAGGATGTCGTGTTCCCCGACTGGAAGCTGTTGGAGGAAGAGGAGGAGATTGAATCATGGCGGTAATTAAGAAGGACGCTCAGGGCGGTCGTGGCACGTATGCGACCCTGGCTCAGGTCGTGAACTATGTGGACGAGCAGGGGTTCGACCTGCAATGGCCGACCCAGTTGGTTGACGGACGCCTGTATGTGGATACGGCCGTCAGGAAGAAGGGCACGGACAAGTGGATTGCCAGTAATTGTCTTATCCCGGTCGAGGTGGGTGATTCGCGTGGCATGAGCGTCATGCAGGCCCTCGGTTCCGCATTGACGTATGCGCGACGCTACAGCACTTGCGGCGCGTTCGGACTGGCGACCACGGATGATGACGGTGAGACGAGCGGCTACAAAAAGCGTTCTGTCAAGGGTATGACCGACGAGCAGAAAACACAGATCGACCGGATTCTTGAAGACTGCAAGATTCCGGTGGGTCAGGAGAACGGTTTCATCGGCAATGTCCTGCAAACGCGGGTCGCTTATGGCACGTTGACCGAATATCAGGCGCAACGGTTCATCGACGCTTACCGACAGCACAACGACAAGGTTAAGGAGGCTCCCAGTGAGCAGTGAGATTGGTTTGAACGACGTGAAACCGGGCATGTGGGTTGAGTTTGATGATGCGGACGGGCATTATGCGGGCGAACTGCATGAGATGAAGAACCCGGAAAGCATGGTGGACGTTCTCATCATGAGTATGGGCCATAAGCCGCCACTGTACATCGAGACCGAGGATGAAGGCAATCTCGTGGTTTTCTTGGATTTTGGCGATGGGTACAGTACCGGTTCCGCTCGGAACGTGCATGTGTACGAGTCGAAGCCCGAGACGGAATCCGTCAAGCAGGCCGAAGATGATGGCGAGCAACCGTTCTGGAAGGGCAAAACCTGCGGGGAGATGGCACACCTGCACGTCAAGGTCACATACAAGAACGGGGACGTAGTGACCGGAGTGACGAACGAGATCGGTGATATCGATAACGCTTACTGCCTCAGCGCAGGTTTTTCCCCCGATGAAGAGTTCTTCCCGAACGAACGCATCATCGAGTCCATCGAACTGGTGGATGATGTCCCGTGCACGGATGATGCCCCGCGTGAGCGTATCACCGATATCACGAAGGTTCGTCCCGGAGACAAGGCGGTGATGAAGAACGGCAACAAGTACACGGTGGCGCAGGTGCGTTCTGAGTGTACGGACGGCATAACTCTGTGCCTGCGTGTCGAGGGGTTCTGTGTTGTGTGCGATTGGTGGGCGGAGGACTACGCCTTCCAGTATGCGTATCACGAACCGTACACGATGGCCGACCTTCCGAAGGAGCCGGGATTCTACAAGGCTCGCACCGAATCGGTGTGGAAGCATGACGGCAAACGTTGGATGCCGGTGCTCGCCCATGATGGCACCATCGCCCCCGCCTTCCCATGCCAGTCCCAATCCCGCAGCCAGTTCTTCAAGACCAGTGTCCGGGATGGTCGCTTCCCGTTCACGAAGGTGGAGGCGAGCTTCGAGTGACTTTCACCCCGAGGCCGGGCTGCAAGTGCGCCAGATGCCTGTGGGCTCACGGGGACAAGATCACGCTCCCCCAATGCCCCACATGCGGTGCCGTTGATTGCGCCGGAGCCCAATCACACATGCTGGTCTGCAACAAGCGGGCCATAGAGAAACACAAGACGAACAATTACAGGAGGAATGCGTAATGGCCGGAGAACCAAGCATCGAGCTTACCGGATATGCGGGAGAGATCAAGGATTTTCAGGATTCCAGTATTCTCAACGTCAGCGTCCATCCGGGTTACACGGATAAGAACACGAACCAGTGGGTTGACAAGGAGCCTCAGTTCTATGGCGTGCGTCCTTTGTCGAATCAGGCGAAGGATGCTTTGAATCAGATTCGCCAGTTGAAGTCCCAGCCGAACATGAGCGTGAAGGTTCTTGTGAACGGCAGCTTGTCCAAAAGGGTGTCGGAGAAGGATGGGAAACGGTATGAGAATTGGGATGTCGCGGCCCGCACCATTGCGGTGTTGAGCGCGAAACCCAAGGCCCAGCAGTCTCAGCAGTCCGGTTTCCAACAGTCGCAGCAGCAGTATCAGCAAGGCTTCCAGCAGCCGCAACAGGGCTTCCAGCAACCGCAACAGCAGTATCAGCAGCCTGCGGACCCGTGGAGCCAACCCCAGGACGAATACGGGAATGGGCAGATCTAACCCATCCCAACACGTCAAGGATTTGGTGGACGCACGCGACCAATACCGGTGCGTCCGCTGCGGCAAACCATTCCACTGGAGCGGTTTCAGCCGGCATCATCGCAGACTCCGGTCACACAAGTGGCCGGGACTGCATGAGGCGTCGAACCTCATCTTGGCGTGTGGGAGTGGCGATACGGGATGTCATGGGTGGATTCACGCCCATCCGCGTGAGGCCATGAGCTTGGGGTACATCGTGAGCGGTTTCAACGATCACCCCGAACTGGTGCCGATTCTCACCGCCCAACATGGTTGGGTGCTTCTGGACGATAAGGGAGGTTGGACGCGATGCGAACCGCCGAAGCAGTAAGCCTGTTGTTCATCCTGTTCTGCCGTGACCCGCAGTTTCGGCGGGCGTTGTACAAGCTCGACCCTGTGTTGTTCCGCAGGTTCACTAATGGGGAGGTGTGGCTGTGAACGTTGATGACATGACCGATGAGGAGTTCATCGACTATTGCCGGAACGGCGGCGAACTGTCCGGCCTGATAACTGAACGTCATCCGAAATGCGATTGGTGCGGTGGCATGTGCCGGGTCGGCAGAGATGGCATGTGCCGGAACTGTCGTATTCGGGAACGGCGGCGAACCGACCCCGAGTATGCGCAGCATCTGCGTGATCTGGCGAATCGGCGGAACGCTCGTAATCGTGAGAAACGCAATGAGTATGCACGCCGGTACCGGTTAAAGCATTTGGCTCAGGTTAGGGCTTCGGCTCGTAAGTATGCCGCCGCCCATCAGCGTGAGATGGCTGAATACCATCGCCGTTGGATGTTGGAGCATCCCGAGAAACCCGCCCAGTATAAGGCGAATCTGAAACGTAAACGACAACTAGCCAAGGAGGCTATCAATGAGTGAGAAACCATTCTGGGAAGGCAAGACCTGCAAGGAGATGGCCGGACTACATATCAAGGTCACGTTCAAGAACGGGGACGTAGCAACCGGCGTAGCTGACAAAAACGGCGATATTAAGAGCGCTTACGTTCTCACCCTAGGAATGGGCGATGACCTGTTCGTCCCGGAAGCCAACATCGAGTCTATCGAATTGGTGGATGACCCCGAGTACGAGCGTATCGATGATATTCACGATGTTTGCAAGGGCGATATTTTCGTCGCGACGAACGGCAATAGATTCTCCGTTGCCGCTGTCGATGATGATGACAAAACAGACTGCACCCTTGCAGTCATGATACAGGCAGAGATTCCCAACTTCCACGATTGGATGTTTAATTCAAACTTCGCCTACGCATTGCGTCGGAAGCCGAAGCTGCCCGACCATGACGGGTTGTGGCTAGACAAGGACGATAACACGTGGACGATGCGTGATGGCAGCGTGCAGATGACATGCATCGGCGCTGATGACTGGTGTTTCACGCGCGCGTGGTTCTCGCCGGATAGCGTACAGGTTCTAAACGCGGCCCCGTTCCGTCCGGCCAAGGTGGTGGAAGCATGAGCAATCGTATCGTCAAATTGCCTCCGGTCGAATCGTTCGGCCATCTCACGCCCGACAAGTGGCTGTTGTTGAAGACGCTTGAGGAGGCGGCGGAGATGGTGGAGGCCGGGAAACAATACCTGAAAGCCAGCGACCCGACAGACCCGAGCGGCATTGGCCGGGAGTTCGATGACCATGCGAATTGCCTCGCCTGCTTCGGGGTGAACGTGGGCGGCGAGCTCGGCGATGACCGGGACAGGGCGAAGACCGGATGGATAGGTTACGTGCGCGACCAGCGCCGCCAAGCCATGCTCGGCGAACTGGCCGACGTGTTGCAGACGGTCGGCAACCTGATTACCGCGTTCGATATCACCGACGAGGAACTGGCTCAGGCTATGGACGATTGCCTCGTTCACAATCAGAAGAGGGGTCGGTTGTGAGCATCATCAGCAGTGACGCGAAGTGGGCTGTCATCCAACGAGCTGTCCGCCTATCCCCCGAGGAAGCACGTGGCACGACCAAGGGCAAGGAATACGAGGCCGGTTTTATCGCCGGAGCCACGCGCCGGCCCACGAACGAGGAAATCGTAGCCGGGGCGAAAGCGTTCTACGAGGCGTTGAAGCCCGACTCTTACCCTCAATGGGATTCTGACTGCGCGTTGAGGGCCGAATACTACGACGCCATGCGACTCGCAGTCAAGGCAATGCAAGGAAAGGCATCGGAAGAATGAACAATCTTATCCACTGCGATATGTGCGGCGACCTCATGACCAAACGTTGGGGCGAAACCATTGATGGTAAGACGTATTGCCGTGATTGCGTTCCGAAGAAGCGTCTCATCGATTTGGGTGAGCCGACCGAGTTCGATGGTACCGACGAAATCGTATGCCCTTACTGCGGGCACCGATACGAAGATTCGTATGAATGCGGCGGCAATGACGAATACTTCGAGGAGGAGTGCGAGGACTGCGGACGAGAGTTCTACGTGACTCGCATTATCGACATCAGCTATGACACCAAGCCGAAGGAGGCAACAGAAGAATGAGTGATTACAAGCAGCGGATGATCCGCGAACATCGAGAATTGCAGGAGCGTATCGGCAAGCTGGCGCACATGCTTGAGGGCTACGCGGAGGGCACGTTGGACTTCACGCCCGCGTGTTCTTTCCAGCTCCTTGAAAGCCAATTGTACGCGATGGGGACATACGCGAACATCTTACAGGAGCGTGCGCGTATCGAACAGGTGGATTTGAACGCGCCTCTTGAGGGAGGTGAGTCTGGTGAGGTTTCACAGGATTAGCCCGTGTCCCAAATGCGGGAGCAAGGTCAAGGCGAAGTGGGAGCGGGACGGCGTGCAGGGGTTGCCTGAATACACGTTCTTTATCGTGATGTTCCGCTGCACTGCCTGCGGGCTCAGCTTCGAGGGAGGCTGTTCACGTAAGCCAGCACCGTATGAGTTGCAATACAACATCGCCGCATGGAACCGTATATGCAACGGTGATAAATGCTTCGCGTTGACCTACAAGAGTCTGGGAGGCAGACGATGAGAGACAAGGCGATGCCGTTGGGCAAGAAGTTCAAGGTCCGGTTGACCATCACACCGGAGGAAACCGGAACGCCCGTGGACATGCTGGGATTCACATTCACCAGCGGCCGGAACGGGCGTATGGAACTGGACACAGAGTACAACAACATTCCCAAACTGGCTGATGACGGGCTCGACTCACTGTCGATTCTCGTGATCCTCAAAACACTGGAGATGTGGGCCCAGAAGGGATATGAGCTGTGCCAGCCCATCGTTCAACGATTTTACGGAGGCAGACGATGAGCTATAAGACGAAGATATTCACCCGCGAGGAGTTTCGAGAGGTCGTCGCAGCCGCCATCTACGACTACGAACAAGCGCCCGCGAAATGCCTCTACACGACCAAGGATGCGGCAGACCAACTCTACGGCCATTACGGCGAGGAAACCGAGGTGGAGGAATGAACGGAGTACAGCTTACCAACCATCTGACCGCGCAATTCAGGGCCTCAGCCCTGAGCCGGTACGAGGCCAGAATCACCGAGGACGGCGACTTCAGAGCCTACATATATGCCATGAGCCTCAAACGTCTCAAACGCAAGTGCGAGAGGTACGCGAAGCGTGAACGCAAGGCCATCGCATATGTCACCACGCTCAAGGAGGAATCATGAGCGACAAGGATATGGTCTTGGTTTGCGAACGACGTGACGGCAGCAAACCCGGATTATGGTCCGTGTACTGGTATTTGGGGTGGGACGTGTTTTGCTCGTTCTCCCTCGCGGTGGGCATCACGTCAAAGAATACGATGATGGCCATTGTTCAAGCGTTTTGTCTGCTGGTTTTTCTTGGACTCACCGTCTGGCAGTTGAACCATCTGACTTGGAGCATCACCGACTATCGGGTGCGTATCAGCTCTAATTTGGAGAAGGGGACTCATGTTGAGCAAAGCGACAAGTAAAGCATGGCAACTGCTCATTGAAGACTCGAACCGTCCGGCAGAAGAGATTCGCTTGGCTACCGGACTTCGGGTCGATGTGATCGAGCAGATGCGCGGGGACGTGCAAAAACGACTGCGAGACAACCCGGAGTTCTGATTATGAGACCGAGTTATCTGCCCGTCCAGTATGAGCATTGCCCGTACTGCGGAGGAATCTTGAACGTCTTCGGGGACTGCGTGGACTGCCAGTTTCACGATGACCCGACTGAATGGTGGATGGACGAATGAGCCGACAGAAAGCCAAAGGCACACTGCTTGAATCCAAGGTGGTCAACTATTTGCGCGCCCGGTTGGGTGACAGCGAGCAGACGATACACCGTGAAGTGTTGCATGGGACGAAAGACCAGGGCGATATCACCGGTCTGCGTATCCACGGCCAGCCGGTCGTATTGGAGTGTAAAAACTACAGCACCTATACGGGGAGACTCAAGGAGTGGATGCAGGAGGGCCGTACCGAGGCGGGTAACGCTGACGCACCTTACTGGTTCGTCGTGTTCAAGCAGAAGGGTCTCGGCTTGGACTCGCTGTCAAGCATGGACAACCAGCCCGTGCTTACCGACTTGAAGACCCTCGCATTGATAGCAGGACATGGAATCATCGAAGGAGACGAAGAATGAGCTACGACCTGTTCATAGTGGACAAGGATGTGCCGGAACCGGAATGGTTTGACGTATGCGAACGGGACGGCGAGCATGTGCGGACCGCTCATGGCCATTATTTCAACTACACGTATAATCTATCCGCGTTTTTCACCGATTACAAGGTCCATCCTAAGCATGACCTGGACGGGTTGACGGCCGGGGAGGCCGCAGCCCGTATCGACAAGGCGTTGAAAGACATCTGCTTGGAACCATTGTATGTTTTGCGCGGCAAATACAATCCGCCGAACTATTGGGGCAGCGTGGACAGCGCCATCGCATGTTTGAAACTGATATACGACTATTGCCGGGAACACCCGGACTATATCGTGAGGGAACGCTCCTAAGGGGAAATGATGGAAGATAGGAAACTCGTTGATTTCGCCCGTTGGCTGAACGATCATCCGGGCGAATGGAATCTTTGGCCGTATCTCATTCCCATACAGGCCGACCGCAGGGATACCGTCGCATCGATGAGGCTTGTCATGGAACGCATCAAAAACCATCAGTACGACGAGTTCCGCGTGGACACCGTATTGCTCGAATACGAACTATTCAACGGTTTCATGGGCTTCGATAAGGGCAGCGTGCATGAAAACGGTCTCGCGTTGAAGATGAGGCTCAAAGCATGACCGCGCGTGGAGATGACCGCAAACTCATGCATTGGATAGCCTCGCACGGCTACACGGTGGTCAGGGCCACGACCGGCCACTGGAAAGTCTACGACAACGGCGTGCTGCTCACGGCGACGAGCGGCACGCCCTCGGACTGGCGAAGCCGCCACAACTTCATACGAGATTTAAGGAGACGAACATGTTCAATCTAGCATCGAAGATTCGGCACTGCTGCCCCCTCTACGGATGTGTCCCGCTCATATTCGAATGGAGAGGCCGCTACATGTTTTTCTGCACCCACTTGGAAGCCCCTTATGCCGATACGAGAGAGGAAGCATGGGATAAGTGGTGCGGGATGGTTGAGAATATTTGGGAAAGGGACAGGAAATGACCTGGATCATACGAAATTCTGGAAGGCAGTAGCCGAGAACCGCAGTGAGAACGCGGTCGCTGCCCTCGAAACCATGATTGAGGAGACGGAATGAGTCTGGTGGGTTTAGATTTCAGGAAAGTGGTATAACGATGGCCCGCAAAGGATACATCCAGCTTGTCAACGGCTTCTACATGAATCGCAAGGTGCGAAAACTCAGGCACACATGCCCGAGCGCGATAGGCGCGTTCACGATGATGCTTACCTTCTGCGGAGATAATCTTTCAGACGGTCATATCAGTGAAGATGATGCGCTTTACGTGCTGGATATCACCGATTCAGAACTTGAAGCACTATGCAATGTCGGCATGATCGAATCGGACGGGAACAACGGGTACTATATTCACGATTATCTTATGCATAATCGTAGTCGCGAACAGGTGCAAAAGAAGCGCGAAAGCAATGCTGAAAATTACCAAAAAAATAAGAACGAGGTGAAAACCTCCGATTCAGATGCGATTCAGCCGTCTGAAAGTCATCTGAATCGGGACAAACACCAGAACACCAGAACACCAGAACACCAGAATGAATTATCTAAAGATAATTCAACTCCCCCTACCCCCTCAAAGCCTGACTTCGCTGGACTGCTCGACAGTCTTGAGCGTCTTTACCCGACGAACAGGTTCGACGGGAAGACATCTCAGGCTCGAATGCAGTTGGAAATCGAATGGCCCAAGATCGTGAAAGCCGCCGGCGAGGCTGACCCGCGTGAGTTTCTTGAAGCCAAAACCCGAGCGTATGTCGGGGCCACCGAGGAACGATTCGTGAAGACGTTCAGCCGGTTCATCGGCGGGGAACTGTACGCACGCAACTGGGAGAAACCCAAACCGGAGACACCGAGTCCACGGCAACAGCCGGTCAAGTCACGCAGCCAGCAGAATCTCGAAGCGAACATGGCGAAGACCTGGCAGTACATGACCGAGGAGGAGCGTGCCCGATACTCGCAGGGAGGTTTCAATGCTCAGCAAGGGTGAGGCGGCGGCGTTGTTGTCGCTGATTAACGCGCATCACGGCAACGCGCAGTGGGATGATGTTCAGCTTGATGCGTTCCATTCGGAACTGCGTTCGGACATCACGGCGGTGGAGGCGCGTGAGGCCGTTCGACGCTTCTACGCGGACAACAGCACGGGTCGCTGGTGTGGTTCCGGCGACATCAACGGCATCGTCCGCAAGCTGCGCAACGGTGCGAAACCGTCCGAAGCGCAGATAGGCCTGGAGTGCGAACGTCTGGGACTGGTGGAAGATCAGGCGTGGTTGTATCGCCGGCAGCGCATGATGGGCCGTTCCCCGGACGAGTCTCGACAGGTGGCGTTGGCCGCGCGTGACCCGCTGCGCTTGCCGCCCGCGAAACCCAAGCGCCGGCGTGAGTCCAGTGATTTCAATCCGGGTTTGGGCGTGACATTGGACGAGGTTCTGGCGACACGCCGTCCGGCTGAACAATGACCGGTTTGATGGCATAATTAAGAGTTGCTGACACGTCCGAGACCTTCAAAAAAACCGAAGGTCAAGGTCACTATTGTCTTTTTCCACTGAAAACACGAGGCTCTGCCGCTACCACGGTTGCTGGCGGGATATCGTCACCGACGCGCCGTCACCGCTTATCGGACATGGCGTCGAACCGAATCTGAATCTCCTGTGCGACAAGCACGCCAGCCAGTTGACCGGCGACCTGCGATGGTTGGACCGCAGTCTGCCCGACCTGTGCGAGTATCGCATCAACCGCGCCTACGGGCACAAGAACGGTGGCGGCGGTCAATCCGGCACTGCGCCCGCACCGTTACGCGAGGCCCTGCATGATCTGCTGTACGCGGACGATGACCACGGTTATCCGGGGTTGCAAGGCACGTTGTACGAGTGGGTGCGCAGTCTGAAAATCAATCTGCCCGAGTCCACGCCACTGTCGGACATGGTTCGCCGTATCGCCGATCATCCGAAACTCATGGAGCATTCCAGCACCCCCGTGTACGCGGAACTGGTTCACAGTCTGACACGCAAGCTGCGTCGTTTCCTCGCGGACGATGACGGGGAAACCGTACTGTACGGCTCATGCCCCGCCAACGGGTGCTTGGGCCAGCTCTCCTGCTACGCGGACGCGGAGACGGCGAAATGCCCGAAATGCGGTTTCAGTATGCCGGTAGCCCTCATCAGGGCGGAACGGGTGAAACGTCTCCTCCAATTGGAGGCGGTGAGAACCCGTAGCGAACTGTTGGACATCATCAAGGCGTGCGGAATGCACGTGAACCGCAGCACTTTGCGTAGTTGGATACATCGAGGCCAGTTGCCCCAGCATGGCGAGGATGCGTACAGCAATCCGCTTTACCGGTTCAGTGACTTCTACCGTCTCGCGTCCGGCCTGTCGGAGGACGCGGACGTGTGGGAGATCATGCAGGTTTCGCAAAACCAATCCAAGGAAGGAGACGACAAGTGAGCAACCAGATTCAACCATTCGACTTCAACGGCATTCAGGTGCGTGTCCTAACCGATGAACACGGCAACCCGTGGTTCCTTGGAGCGGACGTATGCGCCATTCTCGGTACGGCCACCAACCATATTCGGGAATACCTCGATGCCGATGAAATCACCAATATCCGTAGTACGGATATTGCTCAGAACGGCGGCAAGGCACCCGTTTTCGTGTCCGAGTCCGGCTTGTACTCCCTCGTGTTACGCAGCCGCAAGCCCGAGGCTCGCGAGTTCAAACGCTGGGTGACGCATGAGGTGCTGCCATCGATTCGCAGGCATGGTGCGTACATGACCGAATCGACTTTGGAAAAGGCAGTCACCGAACCCGACTTCCTTATCCGACTTGCCACACAAATCAAACAGGAGCGGACGGAAAAGGAGAAGGCCCAAGCACAGGTCGAACGGATGCGTCCCAAGGCATTGTTCGCTGACGCTGTGGAAACCTCGAAGACCAGCATCCTTGTGGGCGACTTGGCGAAAGTCCTGAAAGGCAATGGCGTGGATATTGGCGGCACGCGCTTGTTCGCGTGGCTGAGGGACAACGGATGGCTGATGAAAACCGGCAGCTCTCGCAACATGCCCACGCAGAAATCTATGGAATTGGGATTGTTCGAGATCAAGGAAACCACCGTGGTTCACTCGGACGGTCACACGACCATCAACAAGACGCCGAAAGTCACGGGCAAAGGTCAGACGTTCTTCGTCAACAAGTTCCTCGGACACAGGGAGATTACTCAATGAGCATCAATCTTGGTACCACGGAAGTGGAATTGAGCTTGTACTCCAAGGCGCTTCAACTAGCCACGTTCACCGTGGAAGTCCCGATGGTGGGCGAACTGGAACCGGACAGCGTGTGCATAGGCGACGACATGCAGCCACGCGCGCACGTGACAGTGACGATGCCGCCCGACGGTTCCGTCGAAAAGGCCGTTAAAGCCGGGGTTTATGCGTTCCAGAAGGCGTTCAACGAGTCGATGGAATCGAGGGGCATGTGAACTGGCTGAAACGACTGCTGCACTTGGAGGAGCCGGAACCGGTCGAAAAACCGGAACCTAAGCCACCGGTAGTGGAACCATGCCCCATCTGCGGACTCGTACCCAAACTGAAGCATGTGTGCGTCACCCGCAACTACCGCGACTACTGGCTGGAAAAAGACTCGTGGCAGCTCTTGGAATGGTGCGATCACGTCGAAAGCATCCTTTCGTTCGCCTCGTTTTTTGAAGACGAGAGTGTTCAGAAGTGGAATACCGGTTGCAGACGGTTGAAGGCAGTGGTTGACGAGCCGGTTCCCGAATGCCCCGCCTGCGGGGAGAAACCCGTCGTGCAAACGGACTCGGAGTCGGACATCCCCCAGCTTGTCTGCTCATGCAACGAACTGTTGAGCAATGTGGAGATAACAAACGTCTATAAGCGCAAACACGAGTGGATACGTCGCTGCAATGCGTTGAAACGCAAGCAGGACAACGTGAAAGACATGGAACAACTGATCGGAGAAACACAATGAACGGACATTATTCGGTTATCACGAATTTCGGCTGTCATTGGACATGCCCCTACTGCATCGTAAGGAAAACCGGATTGAACGTGCCGGTGACGGACATGCAGGCCACGCTGCGGACCATCAGCCGTGAAAGCGAACACCACCCCATGAGGTTCCTGAGCTTCAGCGGCGGCGGAGACCCCCTGTTCCCCATGCGCGAGCCGGAAGCGTCGAAACGTGTCGCCTTCTACCGGGAGGCGATACGCAGGGCCGGAGACTGTCTTACGGAAACCGAGATGCACACCAGCTACTTCCAATGCGGACGCAACGTGGCTCAAGTCATGCAGCAGGTCAGGTTCAGCCGCGTGGTGTATCACATGCGGCCCACGAGCTTGTCCGATGACGTGGCGTTGGCATTGCCCCGCAAATGGTTCGACGGTCAGAAGGTGCGTGTCGTGTACGTGGTCACCCCCGATTTCACGCCGGAGCGTATCGACCGGATAGCCGATCTCGTGGCCGGCAACAACGTGGTTGATGAACTGTCGTTCAGGCAGAAGGTCAACCCTGACAACACCATCGACCACACGTGCGAGAAGTATCTGAAGGCTGGCCATCAAAACCGCTGGTGGTACATCCAACAGGATGATTACAACACGTATGTCGTGAACGACCGGCTTTACACAAGATTCAGCGATATCGGCAAGGAGGACCACAGGTGAGCAAGAAGATTCGCGTCGCATGGGAAGACCTACAGCCTGGCGACCTGATTCACGTCAAAGGCAGTACGAACGTGTACCAGTTCATCCGCTTTACGGAAAACAAGTGTCAGGCTGAGGTAGGCACTTCTGGAGTCTGCGCCGGTTGGGGAGGGCGGAAAGTCCGGGACAATGAAGGTAAAGTTCGTTACTGGTTCGAGACAGGCCCGACAGCTATGCTCGTGGTCTCGCTCCTCGGTTTCGCCTATGCCACCCGTCCCGCGCCTAAGAAGATTGGGCTGGCTGGCTATTACATGCCGTTTGATTCAGGTGAATACTGGCTGAAAACCTCTTTTGGCTGGTGTCGAATCCTTCTCGTTCTCAATAGGGTTGGCCAGCCCGTTCAGCCGTTAAGCGTGGGATGGTACGACGGAGAAGCGAGTCATTGCCGTACATTCTATTCATGGCACGAAATGGTCGAATGCCTCCACCCACGTGAACTATTGACCGCTGAGGAATACTACACGCGCAAAGCCAAGGGGGAACTATGACGACCATTCAGGCAGCAGGGCATGATCGCCTGCTGCAATGCGTGGGCCAGCTACATGATCGTGCACATGCTGACCGCTTCGCTGCATTTGGCCGCAATGACACCCGCATTGACGGAGCAGCTGAACCATGCGCGCAAAACCATTCACGGCGGGCAATGAGCGCGATCCCAATCATCCTGTTCACGCTCCTACTGGGGGCCGTCGCCATCATCGAGAATCGGAGAAAACATTGACCAAGGAACCTGAGACGCTGTTTCCCCATCAGAGGTGCATCATCGACCTGACCGAGTTCGCGCACAAGGTCAGCGTGGAAGTCCGCGTGTACGATACCGAGGAAACCATGCGGAGAGCCGCCTGCATCGACTCGGTGGAATCCTCCATCGAATCCGATGACCTCGACAGGCCGATTGGAGATGCCGCGTTCGAAAACGGTACAGCCGGAATCACCCTCATGCAGTCCGCGACAATCGACACGCAGACCAATGTGGTGAAATACGGGGAACTCCCCATGTGCGTGATTTATTTGAGCCGCGAACACCTGCTGCCGCATATCGTCAGCCATGAATGCGTGCATGCTGCGATGGGCTTGTACAACGCCGAGATTCTCGGATACCGACACAAGGCCAAGGCATGCAAGCACATGACGGTCTCAAATGAGCTTGTCGCATACGTGCAATCCGAACTGTTCCGCTGCGTTATGGAGTTCCTGGCCGATGCCGTTAAAACAACAGAAGAGGAACAATGAGCTACATCATCGACCGAACTAATTACCTCTTTTCCCCTAATGACTCGCCTTACAAGAACGCTCGTCTCGTGGAAGTCCACGAACCGTTTGAACGCCAACTAAGTAAAGGAGTCACCGAGAAAGGCTCCCGCATCGAGAAGAAGTGGATCACGGACGATGACCCGTTGACCGTCTATACGAACGAAGGCCGTATCGTCGTGCAGGACACCGGTTACTCAGAGTATCCCATCGGTATTGAGATCTACGACGATTACCGGGAATAAGAATGCCGTCCTAGTGTGCTTCCATGAGAGGCAGCGGCGTCTTATAACACGCCTATCATAGCTTGAAACCCGTGAAAATCTATTTTTTATTGATCTTCACGGGTTTCAGTGAATGAAAAGCATGTTTTCGTATAATCGGGCCCACGTTTTCCACTTATCCGTCAAAGACCGGCACGTGAATCGTATTCGTATTCGTCATCTTCCATACCAATGAATATCGGCTCCACACCGAACATGGCCTTGAACAGTTCACGTGCGAACACATCCACTTCCTCTTTCGTAGGCTTGTGATCGTATTCCGGCCACGTGTTGAACCCATTCCAATTGCGGTTTATCGGCCATGCGCCTTGACGGGTTTCCAAACGCCATTTTCCGCTGGGCATGTGGACGATGGTGGTTTTGATGGACATGATAGTTCCTCCTGAAAGTATATTCGGGCATGACGAAACATCATGCCTCTTGTACTTGGTTCGCTAATTCCCAGAAGGCCACAAGAGAGTCCCGTGGCCTCCAGTGTATCAGTGTTTTTCGTATTCCTTGCATAGGTTGGCGGCGAACTTGGCGAGATTATCCGGGTCAAGCACATAGTTTTGCCCAGTCTCCCCTGCTTCGTCATAGTATTTCCACACCTCGTGCAAGGCTTTCTCCATACGTTCGACGTTCACTTGGACACCTCCTGATTCCAGTCCAGCATGTCGCCGGTCAGCCATTCGCCGCCACCTGAAACACGCGCGTACAACCACGCCCGGTAGCCGATTCGAGCCGCCTTATCGCGTTTAAGCCACGCTTGAAGCCACATGAGACGCAGCTTCCAGCGTGGTATACGCCGCCACAACTCGGTGTTGGTGGCGGGGTCGAAACGCTCGAAACTGTAGATCGCGGTAATCATTTCGACTCCTTGGAACTAAGTTCCGTACCATCCTGGCGACTGGCGGCGAACACGTCACTGCCGATATCGTCAACGTCGTATAGATCGCCGTCACCGTTCTCCTCCACCCAATCGCACAGTTCAGCGAAGGTCAATCCCTTGGGAGCCTTGACCTGCCGGTATTCGATTGTCGTGACATGCTGGGAGATACGGTAGGTCTCCATACCGTCGCCTTCCGCCATCGCGGCGAAAAACTTCAAGCTGGCGCGGACCTTGCGCATACGACTGTACGCCGTATCGACAGGCACAAGGTCATTCATCATCTGGGCCACGTCATCGTCGGCGTCATAGCCGCCGTCCGCAAGCTCCCTCAACTGGTTTTGTACGTGCTCCAGCGAATCCCATTCGATGAAAAACTCACGGCCGGACGGCAACCCATCAACCTTATATCCATCCAATACCCACAGGACCCGCGCCTCGGACATGCCCCGCACCTTTTGGCGTACATCCCCTAGCCCCGAGCCCTCAATCAACGCCTGCAAATTCTCCAACTTGTCTTCCATGACAAAACCTTCCTTTGTATTGTTCGGTAAAACGATTGACGGAACAATAGAACGCTCTAAAGCCCCGCCTAAATGATGATTTATGTGAAAACCACACCACAGAAAGCCCATAGTGCGGTTCTAAATGATAGAAACTATGGTTAAGCGAACTATTTCACGCCGTTCAAATAGTCCATTATCATAGGGCCTAATATTTTGCGAGCCTCCTTATAGTCCTCGCACAGCCCCATCAGATCCGACTCGTAACGGCCATTTAGATACGAGTACAGTTCGTAACTGACCTGGAATCGTAGAACACGCGCCAATTCCACCATCGTGTCCATGTCCAGCAAAGTCCCGCCGCGATGGGCTACATCAACGGCCATGCCGAGATTATTCGTCATGTACGAGATATCATCGTCAGGGGCGATACGCTGTTGCAGTAGTTGGGCGAGTTCAAGTTTTTTCAACATGTTTGGTCTCCTTGAAAAAATGGGTTGCCGTCCAGCGGAAGTGAGGAAAACGCCAGGCAGCAAGAACTTAGAACAGCGGCAAAGCAAACCGCTTGTCGGGTAAATCGGTGGCGTTCAATGCCGCCAGAATCAGGTCAGACGTGTGGAGTGGAATGTTTGCGCGTACCGCCGCGATATTATCCGGCGTATACGCATAGCCAGAGGACTCCAGAACCTCACGAATCTTGCTAGTGGGTATCTTGACTTCCATCATTCCCACCCCAGCATGTCGTCGATGCACCAGCCGATAGCGCACTCATACCGGTCATACGTGGTGGAATACTTCTGTGAGAACGCCTCACGCGCCCTCTTGTCGAGCATGTCCAACGACAAACCGGTTTCGGCTATCTGCTGTTCCGCAGTATCGAAGTCCGGCGCGGTGTATGGCTTGTCCAGCTTCAGCATGGCACGACGGCGTAAATCATCGATAAAACCATGCTGGCAGTCGAAGATATCCGCCACGCTATCCGCGTTATCGGCGGCCATCTCGTAAGCCGCCTGCAACAACAGGCGTACGGCTTTCTCCCGAATCTCGCTCATGTCACGCCGCCTTAACCCACTTGTCGCGGACGGTAGCCACGTAATCGGCCACCGCCTTTTCCAACTGCCTGTCACTGCCACGCTCATAACGGGCACGGTAGGCGACAACGCACCTGCCATTGGCCGAAGCAACGTAGGCCACCTTGCGGCCCTTGCTGGTACGGAAGTGACGGATAGGGCCCAAACCTTGCAATTCGGGGCATTCCTTAGCCATCATCAGGTCAGGCATCGTACAATAGGAGACGGCGAAACTGTTCACCTTCGGCGGCACTTCGGGAATCTCCTGTGTATCCGGCGCGGGTTCATCATCCATGAACTCGTCTTCCAATATCGCGTCCTCGGGCATAGGCACCGGCCACTGAACATTGCTCGTGAAGCGTTCCTCCTCACACTTCCAGTTTGCATCGATCGATGGGTGCGCGACAATGCCGCCAACCGTTTTAGCGTCCATTCCGGTAGGTACCGGCACCGGCACTGTCTTCATACGCTCGGAATCGGGTATGAGCATCCAACCATGCTCAAGGTCAACGGAGCTTGACCTCATGCCATTCAAAAAGTCCTCATACTGGACTCCCTTGGCCTGAACATTCCACGCCGTGCCCTGCGAAGTCTGGGAAAGTGACCAGACTCGTCTAACCCGAGCGTTCACATACCGAACATCATATTTCGAGCCATCCTTGCGCAACCGCACCCACATGCCGCTCACGGCATTCACGTTACGCGACGGGTCATTGGTCAGCTTCTTCATTTTGGTTTACCTCACTTGTAAAGATTCGATTTTGATTGATTTTCTGGAATGAGTAGGCGGCTAGAAGACTCTCAGCATTCACCCTCTTCGGTGGCTTCGGTGTAGAAAACGTCGTCCATTTGGTCATTGTTGAAACGCTCATTGATGTAATCGGAAATTGCCTTACCGGTATCGTCTTCGTTAATTAGCTGACTAATGCGGGTATGGCTCACACCGTTACCGTCCAAAATGTAAGCGTCTTGCGCCCAACCATCTTCATGCTCGAAAGCCTTGTTATATTCGGTTTCCGTCACATATCCCCAGTCGCCAAGGCGATAGATGCCCTCATAGGGTTGGAAACCGTCATAGCGCGTCAATGGCGATAGTTTTTCGTCAACACGTTCCACCATGTCGGCAACATCTTTAACGGTAATGGACATTTTGAATCTCCCTTAAACAAGAGGGGCACGGCCACAACGCCATGCCCCACAACGATTTATTAACGATGGACTCGCACCATGTAGCCCCTACCCCACGGGACTAGCTCCACGGGATAACCTTTGGCCTCATAATGCGATTGAGTGGCAACAGCCACGGGAAACGACTTGCAACGGTAATGGTCAATCATGGTCGATCACTCACCCATATACGCAACTGGGTTAAGTTGCATGTCGATACGCCGCCATGCCCTGACCAATTCGGCGGTAGGCACGTACCGTTCGACAGCCGACCGGCTACCGTCGTACCGTGCGGCCATATCATTATCAAAACCGATAACAGTATCGGCCATGATATGACGCGCCTCTTTCGCCGTAATGGCCTCACAATGCCAATTGCCATCAAACACGTCGTCGGCAACCCAAGCGTCACGCTCAGCCCTCGACTCGAACACGTAGAGGCCACCCGGCCATGACCCGTCATCCCATGTCGCGCCGATACCATAAGCCCAGCGGAAAGCGTAGAAGTAGCGTGCCATCATGCCACCGCCTTAAACTCATGCGATTGGATGAAATCGTTGCGGCTACAGATGTTCTCAGGCGGGAAAAAATTACTCGGCCAGAACGTGAATGCACCGTCCTTGAAGTAGCCTCCTTCAATCCACTCGAAACGCTTACGCCGGACACGCCGAACGGTAAGCCAGACGGTATCGTATTTATCGAACGTCACCGTCTTGTCAGTGGCTTTGACGATAACGTAGATGTCGCCGGCCAACGATTGGGCCGACCAGCCAACGTGGAAGTCGCTTGGATTCAGTATTTCTTCAGGCATGGCACACCTCCATTAGTGTGATATAGGATCTATAGGTTTGATTGATTGAAATTGCCCGAATGGGCGGGAAGCGCGGATTAATGCGCCGCGCTATCGCAGTCAAACTGTCTTAACGAAAGATTCGGGCATGTCACGCCGGAACGTGTACCCGTCGAACATATCGCCGTGCATCTCCTCAACGGCGAACCCATTGCCGCGCATGAAGTCCAGGAACTCACTCATGCCCATGCCGCCAAAGCACAGCTCATACCCGTAATCGAGTTTGTTGACCACGCGCGTGACCTGACCACTATAACCGGTGTTCACGTTCAGTTTCGGCCACATCATGAGTGTCTGCATAAGCGGGTTATCTTTCAACGCTAAATCAACTGCCGCACTCTCCTTGTCGTATCCACAGCCTGACACGGTACCGTTAGTGTAGTCGCCGCGAATGCCGGCGAGGTTGGCCCAGACTTCGGCACGCGGGTTACTCCCCCACATGCGTGACCTATGCCAGTCAACGTTAATCCTAAAAACAAGTTCCACACACATTGTGAATCTCCCTTGAATTGATGAAGCGCGGAGACAGCCGCGCGACTGAATGAATCTGATTGAAAGACTTAGTAGCGTTCGTCGATTAGAATGCCGTCTTGGTAGATGTACAGTCCGGTACCGCGTCCGTTGCCCATTCGAGCACTATCCCAGTAGCAGAGTCCAGCTTGACCCGAGCCGTCTTCGTTCTCACATTGCGGGATGTTCGCGGTATCACTACCGCAAGCGGACAGGGTGAAAAGTGTGATTAACGCGGCTGAAGCCGCCAGAATTTTACGCATGGTTCCTCACTTCCATGTGAGGCGTGCTAAGATAGCACAGCCTCGATTTGATTGATTGGTTAGAGAACTTTCAACTTAAGGCACGCGGCTAGGTAGTTGGTGCTACTTAGCCGCATTCTTTTAACGCATCAGGTCGCTCGGTTGGCAGTTGAGTGCACTGGATATCTTCAAAGCGTTTTCAAGAGTCATGTTCCGAACGTCTCGCCGCCCGGTCTCATAACTGCTGATGATTGTTCGCGCTATTCCAGTGCGCTTGGCTAGCTCAACTTGTGTTAAGTCGGCTTGTTTGCGCAGTTCCTTAAGTCCCATAGGCTTACCCGCTTTCTCTAGTAGTAGGTAAACCAATTATGACAGCAAAATGTATCATTTGCATGTAGGGAAACACTGTTAAGTTCTCAAACTTGCTTTTGCCTTGCCCGATTGGGCTTGATAATTGATAGCATAACGTATCATTTTGGTTTAAACAAATCGGCGTGTCGGAAAACCAGCACGCCGAACAGCTCACACTGACGCGAACTCACGCACCAGCGCGTGCCGCATGATGTCATCAGCGGACACGCCACGACGTTTAGCGACGGCATCCAACATGGCCGACATGTCAGCGCTTAACGAAAACGTCCGACTGACAGCATCCGCCTGAGCGACAGGAACGACAGGCCCGGAATACACCGCACCCGGCCTTCCGCCGAACTCGCCGTTATCCGCATCGTCGGCCCACTTGTCCAACATGTCATCAGTGACCACACGGCCACCCTTCGCAACAAAAGACATGACACTTCCTCCTTTACAAAAGTTTCAGTTCCCGCAGCACCTTCGGCGTCGCACGCATGGCATGGAACACATGCCAACGATCCGACTCATCTAGTACCGCCACCATTTCCAGCAAACGTCCGTACTCGTCGTATCCAACCGCCACATAACGCAACGGGTCGGTATCCTCACGCGCCATAAACCGCACGACGTTCGACCATGCCACGCGCACCGAATCAGCGGACACGTCGGGATGTCGAGTCTGGATACGCGGGTCAACGACGATATCGCCAACCGGCACGGCTCACCACCTTTCGATATAACAGGTTCCAGCGTATCCCGTCCACCTTGGGACACGCTATGAGTGCCTAGACTATGGGATAAACCCAGTGAGCTAGGCCGACTGTGTACAAGGCCCACAGTCAGGCGAAGAATTGATTAGGGCACACACCTAACAACTAATCGTTAGTGTTTTCTTTTGGCTTATCAGCCTCTAACAGTTTGCGAGGATTACTCACGCGCAAAGCGTCACAAATTTTCAGCGCAACGCCAAGTGACATGCCCTCAATCGGACGCCGCCCATTCTCGTAATCAGCGATACGCCCATAGCCAACTCCGTCGATTTTATCGGCTAGTTGACGTTGGGTATATCCTCGCTTCTGCCTTAGCTCCCTTAGACTCATAACCCACCTCACTTATGATCGGTGGGCCCAATTATACAATTCCAGACGCTCGGTTTAGCCGTCGCAAGAAGATATCGAGATATCTCCATGTCTGCCACCATAAGTGGCAACGTCCATAGCGGGGACAATTCCATGCCGGATACCCGCTCTCTTATCCTCACTAGCCCGGTAGGCTAGACGCCGGTAGACGCAACTCATTTATGCAACCTTGTTTGACGTACTCTCACTACGCAGATTACAACCGACTTTTGGCAACACTTTTTAGTTATCAATGAGCATGTCCGCCTGATTACCCGCCGCTCACTATGAGTTTTGGATAGAGGGGACTAAGTGCGCGACTAGGGACTTGCACCCTAGCGTTAGCCACTATGGCCGCGCTGATTACTTGTTGAGGTCATTCCACACGTTGTCAAACTTGCGGTATAGCTCGGCGGGGTATTCCTCGTTGTCGTCCATCTCGATACCGAGGGACATGGCCGTGAGGTCAAGCACGTTGTCATAGGTGCAGGGCTTACATACCGTGGCCAGGTCTACCGCCGCTCTAAAGGCCTTGGCTTTAATCTCCGTGGTGTTCATCTCGTGGTTCCCTTCTTGTCGTTCCGTGGTTGATAGCCATCACTATACATGCACCCCATACGGAGTGCAAATCGGTATCGCAAACCACCACCAAAACCATTGCAATTACTAGCGTTTACCGGCGTGTCGAAACCACCATAACCACCACAAAAACCGTCAAACCACAGAGCCCGGCCACTACTCCCATACCCATATAGTCGCACATACAACAGTTGCACCATGCAACAATCACCAAACATGAGCCAACATCACTCAACCTCATGCCGCCGCCGCTCACAGTCCCATAACCACGCATGTATGCGCACGCGCCCATACGCACACGCCTACGCGCGTACACGCGCGGATACGCGCACGCACACGTATGCGCACACGCACACACACGCCCACACGCACGCATGTACGCACGCATACGCGCACGCCCACACGCACGTACACGCGCACGCGCACACATGGGGGTAGGAGAGCCCCACCCCGGTAAGACGTGGGGGCCGCACGGACAATGGTTCTGCTCGTGAATGATCTGCTGGGCTGTTTTTTGAATTAGCGTTTCATTGGTGGTGGGAATACTCTTGCAACGCTTGCTGCAACGCTTGTTGTGAGTAAAATGTCGTGTAGATGGATTGTCGGGGATTGGAGCGAAGCTCGGGTTCCTGACAAGGTGAGGCCCCGCAGGCGCGGGGTTTTCTTGTATTTGCGTGAGATATCCCAATTGGTAGAGGACGCCGGCTCAAACCCGGTGTGTTGTGGGTTCGATTCCCTCTCTCACGACTAGGCCACGCCTTTTTTGAAAACCGAACCGTCAAAACAGTTTTACGAGGATTTGTAAGGTCGAGTTCTCTGGGATTCCGTTTTGTATTGGTGTTGTTTTCTTGGACCGGGGGCGTGGCCGTGGATGATTGGCAGAGTAGACGAATGCGGCGGCTTGCTAGGCTGTAAACCGTAAAAGGTTCGCAAGTGCAAATCTTGCATCATCCGCGAGATGGTCGGTGAGGCTGGTCAAGGCCCTGACTGTCGTGGGGGTTCGACTATCCCTATATGCCCGTAGCTCAATGGTAGAGTACCGGTCTCCAAAACCGGTGACGTGAGTTCGATTCTCACCGGGTATGCGATGCCGGTAGCTCAGCGGCTAGAGCGTATGGCTACGGTCATAGGGTCGGTGGTTCGAGTCCACTCCGGTACCACAACGCCTTCAAGAAGAGGCGATTACAGGCGGTGACGGCTTCTTGGGGCATCGCCGGATGTCGGCGGCGGCTTCATGCCATGCCGTGCGGCGATAACTGAACAGCGCTCCCCTAGTGGGAGGCATGGCATTCTAGCTCATTGGAAGAGCGGCGCTCTCGTAAAGCGCAGGTTCGAGTTCGATTCTCGGGATTGCCTCTAGGAGCCGGTGGCTCGTGGACCAACATCCCCTGTATTTGGATTAACCCCGTTGGAATGCTCGCTCGCCACGCTCCCACCGGCTCCGCCCCCTACGTGTAAGGAGTCATCGTGGCTTGGTCATCTTCCAACCGTGATGCACGGTTCAACCCCGGATGGGAGCGGACCCGCAAGCGGATATTAGAGCGGGACCACCATCGATGCCAGTGGATTGTGACCGACTGGCATACGGGGGCGAAGCATATTTGCGGCTATCCTGCCAATGAGGTCGATCATAAGGTTCGCGCGAAGAACGGTGAGCCTGATGATGATTCCCCGTCGAACCTGTGGGCGTTGTGCTCATATCACCATAAGCAGAAAACCGCTCGTGAGAGTGGTGAGGCTCGGGTGGAAAAGCGTAGGAGCCGCGAGGAGGCCGAATGGTATTCGAGGCCGGCTTTTCGATAGAGCGTTGCGCTGTGTTCGGGTGTCTTAACCCGGTGTGCGCCAAAGGGTTGTGCAGGGAGCATTACAACCGGAACTACTATTCCGGCACTCCGTTGAGGAGACTGCGCACCCGCATGTGTCCGGTGTGCTTCAAATGGTTCGACCCTGAGCGTTCCTCTCGCTTGTTCTGTTCGGACAAGTGCCGTTTGAGGTATTTCCGTAAACGTCAACTGCATCCCGAGCTGCCGTCGCGTCCTGAAACCGTGTTGCATGAGCGGACGGTGGAACCGGCTGAACGGCCTCGGATGGTTGTCGAGTCTTTCACCCGTTCGCAGGTGATTGAGAAGTGTGCCGGCCGTTGCCAGAAGTGCGGCGGACTGGTCGATGTAGATAGTGCCGGGCCTGACGGCGCGGCTTTTGAGTGGAAGGTTCCTTTGGAGAAGTCGCATTCAGCGACTTTGGAGAACCGCATTCTCGTTCACGACCGGTGCAGGGGCGAAAAGCCCGTGCGTCGGACAGCCCGGAATGGGCGGAAACGGAGCGTGAATCATGGCAGGAAACGGGCGTAGGGCGTCCAAGATAGCCGCGATGCCTTTGCTGAGCAGTCCCGAGGAGCCGGTTGGGCCGGAACTGCCTGATGTTCGCCCGGATACGGGCGATGAATGGTTGCCGGTCACTCGCCGCTGGTATGAGGATTTGCGTCGTAGCCCGTTGGCTCAGCGTATGGGCGTCGGCCCTGACTGGGATTTCGTGTTGGATACGGCGCTGCTCAAGGATGATTTCAAACGTTCCCGTAAGGGGCGTGCGATTCTGGCGGCTGAGATTCGCCAGCGTGAGGCCATGATCGGCGTCACTCCGAAGGCGCGTAACGATTTGAAGTTCGACGCGCCTCAGGCGAATGATTTGAAGGCGTCCTCGTATTCGGGTTCCTCGAACGTCATCAGCATGGAGGAAGCACGTAGGCAGCGTCGGGCGGTGGGCTGATGCATGACGTTATCCCTAATCTGACCGCCGAGGATAGGGAGCGTTCGCTTGGCTGGCTTGCCTTGTGGTGGATACAGTCGTTCTGCGTCGTGGGTTCGGAGCCCGCGTATGACATGCCCGTGTATGAGAGTCCTGAGTATGCGCGGTTCTACGTGGACTGTTACGCGCTCGACAAGTATGGGCAGCGTCGTTTCAACCATGTGTTCCTGAGTCGCCCCAAGGGTTGTGACAAGTCCGGCAAGGGTGGCCGTCTGGGTTTGTTCGAGGCTTTGGGCCCATGCCGTTTCGCCGGTTGGGCGAAGGGCGGGGAAACCTACACGTTCCTCGGCCAGACTTACGAGTATCTGCCGGGCGAGCCTATGGGCCGTCCCGTGCAGGGCCCGAACGTGGTGTGCATCGCCACCGCCGAAGAACAGACGGATAACGTTTATCAGGTAATGAAGTACAACTGCGAGAACGGGCCTTTGAGCCAGTTGCGCGGTTATGGTCTTGATGTCGGTGAAACCCGTATCCTGCTGCCGGAGGGTGGTTCGATCAAGCCCGGTGCCACCGGTTCTTCCACGCATGACGGCGGCAAGCAGACGTTCATCATCGCCGACGAATCCCACTTGTACAACGTTCCCCGGTTGAAGGCCACGTATCATACGCTGAAACGTAATCTCTCGAAGCGTATGGGCGACGCCGAACCGTGGGTGTTGGAAACCACGACCATGTACCGTCCCGGCGAGAACAGTATCGCCGAGGAGACCTACAAGCACGCTCAGGATATTCGAGAGGGTCGCATCAAGGACCCGAAGCTGCTGTTCGACCACAGGTATTCGCCTTTGAACATCGAGGACCTGGGTGATGCGGGCAAACTGAAGCATGGCCTGTATGAGGCGTATGGTTCCGCCGCGAAGTCAAGGGACGGCAAGGACCATATCATTCTCGCTGACGGCAGCATCGTGCCGGTCAACGACGAGGGTGTGAGCGATGACGGGTATTCGCTTCGCTCCCCCGGCGTGGAGCCGGGCCCGTCGAAGGACGGCTGGGTTGATATTCGCGGCCCTATCGCGGATATCCTCGACCCGGCTTCCGATGTGGGCGATTCGATTCGCTACTACCTGAACAGTCTCACGAGCGTTTCCGACGCTTGGCTGTCCGAATCCCTGTTGAAAAGCCATCTCGCGGGCATCGCATTGTATGCGGGCGTTCCCGAGGGCACCGACTTGGACGAGGCAGCGCCTTGGAAGGACATTATTTCGGACGAGGACGAGATAACGCTTGGCTTCGACGGTTCGCTTTCCGATGATGCGACCGCCTTGGTCGGCTGCCGTGTCAGGGACGGCCTGTTGTTCCTTATCAAACTGGAACAGAAGCCCGAAGGCCCCGAGGCCGCTGACTGGCAGGTCGATGTGGAGGCGTTCGACCGCAAGGTTCGCTGGATGCTGGACAACTACAACGTTGTCGGCTTCTTCGCGGATGTCCACGGCTGGCGTGACCTCATTATCGGCTGGGAAACCGACTACTCGCATCTCGACCTTGTGGGCCAGCGCAACAACGGCGACCCGATCATGTTCCACACGAACAATTGGGAGTCGGACATGAAGCAGGCGTATGTGGACATGCATACCGCGTTCTGCCGTGAATGGACGGCGTGCGATGACGAGGACAATCCCGTCATCGGTGATGTCGCACTGTTGGCCGACCCGAGGCTTCTCGCGCATTTCAGAAACGCGCGAAGGAAGAACCTGCGCAGGACGAACGCCGATGGCTCCACTCAGTACCTCGTGTACAAGGAGACGCCGAACAGTCCGTTGAAGATAGACGCCTGCATCGCAGGCGTCCTCGCATATACGGCGCGTACCCGTTATCTGGAACAGGCCAGTTCCCGTGCGCCGAGGGTGCGCACCCACGTTACCCGAGTGACTTATTAGAAGGACGGTGAGATATGGCCGTGCAGTTGGAGTCGTTGGTTCCCGATGATGTCGAACCGGGAGGCGACGGCGTGGTGCTTACCCGGTTGACGAACCGGCTGGTGAACCGTATCCCCATGCTGTGCCGGTTGAAAACGTTCTACGACGGCAAGGAGACCGTACCCACGAAGGCGGTCCCCCGCAACATGGATGTGACCAGTTCGGACATCTACCGCAGGTTCGTGGACATCTGCCCGATGAACTTGGCGAGCACGATAGCGAACGCGGTCATCACCTCGGAGAAGCCCACCGGCTTCCGTCTGGTGTCGGACAAGGCGATACGTTCCACCGCCGCAGACGACATGTGGCAGAAGTCGGGCATGAACCTGAAATCGTTGAACATGCTGCGTGACGCATCGATTTACGGTGCCGCCTATGCGCAGGCGTGGTCGACGCCTAACCCGGCCTACATTTCGAGGCTCAGCCCTTGGGATACCGTCGTTTCCGACGATAAGAGCGCGGCCATCGTCTACTCGTATGACGCGGATGAAGGCACCGAGAACATCGCCTTGTACCGTCTGGTCCGTGACGATAAGGGCAATGTGACCGACGTGTATGGTCGTGTCGCCAGACGTGAGGTGGAGTCGCGGACGCTGCCGACCGACAGTCCCGACTATGAGGATGCCGTGTATGAGCTGGCGAACGATGATTCCAAGAAGAAACCGTCGTTGCCCGCCTTGTTCGAATGGGTGGGCGCGGCCAGTTCCGATGGTCTTGATTTCGCCCGTGACTGCGGTTGCCTGCCCATCGTCCAGTTGAAGACCGCGACCGGTCGAGGCCAGTTCGAGCCTCATCTTCCGACGTTGAGCGCCATCGACCAGCAGCGTTTCCAACGTTTCTGCATTCAGGAGATGCAGGCGTTCAAACAGCGTTGGGTGTCCGGCGACCTTCCCGAGTATTACACGAAGCAGGACCCGGCCGTGAAGGCCAACCGTGCGCGTGCCGGCGAAAAGATCGACTACTCGTCCTTGTTCGAGCTTGGCCCCGCCGCCTTGTGGCTGATGCCGAAGGACGCGAAGATGGGCGAAAGCTCCGTGACGGACATCACGCCGATTGTCTCCGCCGCGAACACGGACATCAAACAGTTGGCCGGCGCGTCCGGCACCCCGTTGTCGATTCTCAGCCCTGACGTTTCCGGCAGCGCGGAGGGAGCGAAGCTCACCACCCGCATGTTGAGGCTCAAGGTGCAGGACATGAACGAGCGTGCCAATGATGCGTTCGTGCTGCTGCTTCGCATGGCGTTGGTCGCAAGCGGCCAGCAGTCCGCCGCCGATGAACGTTTCGAGACGATGTGGCAGCCGGTCGAAACTCCCACCGATTTGGAGCAGGCGCAAGCCGCCAACTATGTGAAGGGACTGCTGCCGGTCAAAACCATCATGCGACGGTTCCTGAACATGAGCGAGATGGATATAGCCGAAGCCATGCAGGACTTGCAGGACACGGCTTTCGCCACCGCCCTGAGTCAGGAGAACACTCTGGTCGAAGGCAAGACCTCACAGCAGTCGGCTCCCACCTTGCAGGACACGTTGGATTCGACATCGACCATCCCTGACCTGAACGACGTTCTGGGCGACGAGACGTTGGACTCCACCAATGAGGTGACGTGATGGCCGACATGACACAGGCGCTGACCGTCATGGAACGGCAGCGTCAGGCGCTGGTCGACGCCTACGTGCAGCGTGCGTGGAACATGTGGAAGTCGCTCGACCCCGCCGACTGGTGGAACGACGCGATAACACAGGGCGTGTCCGCGTGGATAACACAGAATCAGATCGCGTTCATCAAAGCCATGCGGCATCTGGGCGTCTCCTATGCGGACGTGATGCTCGGCATGGTGAACGTGCCTTCGGATGGTCAGATTCCCGAATACATCGTCACAAGGGACAACACCGACCCGTGGGCGGTGAGCGTGCGTCCTGCCGACGCCTATCGGAGCATGGCCGTAAGGGACCCGTCGATACGCCCGCTGGCATGGGACAATCTGGACGATTACGTGCAGAAGGCCGTCGATGATTGGCTTGACGCCGCCGTGAAACGGTTGACGGACAATGCGAACACCGATGGTCAGATAGCCATGAACAGTGCGGCCACGCAACGATTCCACGGTTCCGGCGTCAGAAAATACCGTAGGGTCATACACCCCGAGCTTTCCAAGACCGGCACGTGCGGCCTGTGCGCCGTCGCGGCCACGAACGTGTTTTCCACGGCCGACCTTCTGCCCATGCACAACAACTGCAAATGCACCGTCGCCCCGATCACCGCGAACAATGACCCCGGTCTGAAACTCAACCGGGAGGATTTGGACGCCATCTACAGGAAGGCTGGCAGCACGTCAGCCGCCGACCTGAAAAGCGTGCGCGTCATCATGGAATCGCATAGCGAGATCGGGCCGATTCTCACGCAGTCCCAGTGGCGGCGTGAATACGATGACGGCACTCCCGCGCCGGAATGGCATATCCCCGACCTGAACATGACGCGCACCGCGTTGCAGCGCATGTACGCGAGGGCTATGGAGTTCCAACAGCATTATCAGAAAGTGCTGGATACGGGCGAGGAAGACGATTTTCCATTCGAGGGTCGAAAGTACAGCTTCCGGCCTTCGGTGCATTTAAGACAAGCCATGTCCTATCAGAGGGCGTGGCTCCAATACCTGCGGTCGACCCTCGGTTTGGCCGCGTGAATGAAAGGGGCGGGCGGATGCCTACCAAGGAAGAACAGAACACTGCCGAAACCGAAACGGTTCAGCAGTCTCAGCCTGAAACGGGCGCGGCAGAAACGACCGCCGACATTCAGGAAAACAATGAAAACGTCAAGCCGGAGGAAAACCCCGGTGACAACGAGCTCGCCAAGTGGAAGGCGATGAGCCGTAAGAACGAGAAGCAGGCCGAAGCGAACCTCAAGCAGGTGCAGCAGGTTCAGGCCGAGCTTGCCCAGGTGCGTGCCGACAACGCGCGTCTGATTGCGAAGAGCACGTATCCGCAGGTCACTGACAAGGTGTTTGAAGCCCTGTACAAGGGTGATGGCACGCCGGAGGATATCGCGGACTTCGCCAAGTCCTATGCGGAGCTCAACCCCATCCAACCCGGTTCGCCGTTGGGTGTTCAGCCGAACGGCCGCGTTCAGGTGCCGGAAGCCGAGGCTCTTCGCAACGTAGGCCGAAAGGCCGAGAACCCCGAAGGCGAGTTCAATCCGAAACCAAAGCGCGGCGACGCCTACAAGCGTGCGATGGACCGTCAGAACGCCCGCCGCCGCAACCATAACAAGCAAACCAAATGAAAGGAGCCATACTCATGGCGCTTCCTATTGAAATGGTGCATGGCACCGGCCTGACCACCGTTGAGGAAAACAATGAGTGGCGTTTCGGCGAGCAGACGGGCGGCGTGGTCTCCGTGACCATCGTCCCCGAACTGTTCAACGTCGATGACGAGACTCTGCGCAACAAGTACCTGACCGGGGTCAGCCCGACAGCCACGACCATCTACATCCGTTCCGGTATTCCGCTCGCCAAGATCACGAGCGGCACCAACAAGGGCGCTTACGGCCCGTATGACCCGAAGGCTACCGATGGCCGTCAGACCGCCATCGCCGGCCTGTTGGAGTCCGCCGTCGCCGTGAACGTCACCTATTCCGGCTGGCAGGTCGATGACACCTATGTGGGCCTTCGCTACCGTGGCGACATTATCAAGAGCAAGCTGCCGGTCGTTCCCGCCGACGAGGCCAAGTGGGGCGGCTGCTTCTACGATGTCGAGGATGATGCTGTCACCGCATTGTCCGGTTCGGCTGGCGCTGCCGGTTCCGCTGGTGTGGGCGTGAAGTCCATCACCTTGACAAAGAACACCTCTGGTGCCATCACCGGTGGCACTTGGGTCGGCACCGACAACAAGTCGAACACCATCACCATCGCCTGACACCCCGTCTAAACCGATTCTTTGAAACCCGCCCCTCGTGGCGGGTTTTCTCATATCTGAAAGGAAATATCCAATGGCATTGGACAAGGAAATCTTCCCGCCGAGCGAAGCCACCGAGGTTGCGCAGGCGGGCTTCGATTACGTGAACGGCATTCTCCCGTTCTCCACCATGTTCCCCATCCAGTCCAATGACGGCGAATGGACCGTCTCTTGGACGCCGAATCTGCCGGCGCTCTCCACGAACGCCATGCAGCGTCGTGCGCTGGACGCCGAGATCGGCCACACTTCGACGGTCGAACAGTCCGCCGAACAGCATACGGGCCTTCTGCCCCTGTCCGGCATGGACCACATCACCGAACGTGATATGGCCAAGCACGCGAACGACAAGCAGTTCATCCACGACAAGGCCGAAGCCAAGACCACGCATCTGGGCCAGTCCGCCGGCGTGACCCTTGAACTTGAGTCCATCTCCGCGATGATGGATGGCAAAATCACCATCAACGAGAACGGCGCGAACGTTGTCTACTCGTTCGGCCGTCCGGCCAAGCAGCATAATCAGACTCCGACCACTCTCTGGTCCCAGGCTACTTCCGACCCGATTGCCGACGTTCAGGGTTGGATTGAGGTCATGCGCAAGAACAAGGGCCGTACACCGCACGCCGCGTTCACCACGTCGAAGGTCATCGACGCATTGCGCGGCAACGAACAGTTCCGTCAGGAAGCGTCCGGCATGGACTTGGCTCATTCCAAGCCACGACTGTCCCGCGACGAGGTGCTGGGCGTTCTCGCCAGCCAGCTTCAGCTGAACGACGTGCGTATGCTCGACCTCGAATACGAGAACCTTGAACTGGACGGCGGCTTCAAGATGGACGTGGACACCACCACGCTCATCCCCGATGCCACGTTCGTCATGCTTCCCTCGTTCAACGACCCGACCCTTGGCTTCACCGCTTCCGGCCCGACCGCCGAAGCCCAAAAATCCGAGTATGAGATCAGCAAGAGCGTCAACGACGGTCTTGTCGCCGCCATGCTCTCCCATCAGGCTCCGGCCAACTACGATATCTGGGTCAACGGCTCCGCGCTGCCCGTATTGCAGGATGCCGTCAGCACGTTCAAGGCCAACGTCCTGTAGGAGCCGTCATGGCAAGCGTTGACGGCATCGACTGGATGAAACACATGCAGGTCAGTCTGCTTGACCAGCCCGGGCTAGCCGACGCCTATCCGAACGAATGGGTGAAATCACGTTGCCGTATCGCCGCCGAAATAGCGTTGACCGAATCCGGCAACGCGGAACCCCGCCTCAATTCGGGCGACCTGAGCGAGGACACGTTCGCCTACGTGGTCTGCTCGATGGTGATTCGCGTCATGCGATGGCACCGGCTCAAATCCGAGTCGAACGGCAACTATTCGTATGAGGAGCATGACCCCCAGCCTAATCCGCCCGCCTATGATGCCAGTCCCAACCTGTATGTGAGCAAACGCGAAAAGCAGTTGCTTGACGGTTACGCGGAGGGACACGGCCCCGTAGGCACCATTGGTGTCGGGTTGAGCCGAATCTACGGATTGTGAGGCCCTATGGCCGATGAAACATTGGACTTGGGACACCTTTACGACGGTGTTGATTTGGATGAACTCGGCGGCGGGCACCTGTACGACGATACCGAGTTGGAGCCTCGTATCACGGATGACCTTCTGCACCGCGACATGATCGTGGTGCAGCCGATGAAACCGGTCGAAACCGTCTACGGTTCCGGCACCGTGCCGGATGGGGACGCCTCCTACTGTTACTGCTCGTTCGAGCCTCGAATCAATAAGAACAGCACGTTTTCCAAGAACTGGGCGCAGGACACCACGCCGCAAACGACCGGCGGCCTGCGCGAGGATGCGTTGGCGATCGTTCTCGCGCCGGAATGGCATGGGGACATCAACACGCAGTTCTGGCTCGATAACGCCTGTTACGAGGTTGACGGCCCGCCTATGGAGATGCGTCACGCCTCGGATGCCGCCCACCATTGGAACATCACCGCGAGATGCATCGGCCACGCGACCGAGGACAACGGGTTGAAACCGCCTGTCCCGCCCGAGGGGAGCCGCACATGGGGTACGTGAACTTGAAGCCCGCGAATGTGCTGAACCGTGACATGGCGATACTGTTCGGAGCCGAAGCCACCCGTCCCGTGGCGGAGAAGGTCGAGGCGAAGGCCAAGGCGCTGGCCGACATGAAGGCGAAGCACTCGTCCGTCGCCGACCGCATCGACATCAGCACTCACGCTCACGGCACGCACACCGCCGTCATCATGAGCGTCAAGGGCCGTGACGGTTCCGAGATCGCCTCCCACTTGGAGTTCGGCTACTTCAACCGGTGGCTGGAACACAAGTACGGCATCAAAAGCCCGCTGGCTTGGATGCCGGGATTGTTCATCATGTCGGAGGCGAAATATGTCTGACCCCACGATATTCGACCTTTCCGTAAGGGAACAGTTGGATGCGGTCGCCATGACACGCGCCTACCTGGACGCCGTCGAATGGAAGAACCGTGATTTCAGGCCGGTCATCCAACCGGAGGTCACGCCCGCCACGGATTCGCTCCTGTTGTCCCATGACGTGATTCTCTACCATTGCGGTGCTCCTGAGCAGCCCGACTGGAATCTGAAGGCTTGGATATGGCAGTACACGCTGTCTTTGACGGTGTTGGGCCGTGACCCGGAACGGGTGGCCCGCATCTGCGGATGGCTGCACCGTTGCATATCCGCATGGCCCTACCGGCCCGGCACCGACTATGGGAAGATCGGGCGGATAGTGGACAATCCCGGTTTCGAGTCCCGGTCTTCCGGCGACATGACCAGTTCCAAAAGCATCGTCGCGTGGACTTCCACGAAACGCATACAGGCCGCGTCCCCACACGGCTGACCTTATCTGAAAAACCATCAATCACACAATCAGACCCCGCACGCCTACACGGCTGCGGGGTTTTCCATATTTGAAAGGAAAACGATATGGCTGACGAAATCGGCATCCACGACGACGGCGTGTTGACCGCCGTCCGAGGAACGATCTTCATGGCGCAGGCCGAGACCATCATTACCTCCGCACTGCTCAAGCAGTTCACCGTCGAGGCGGCGACCGTGGGCGTGGACGACATGTGGACGAACCTCGGCCACATGTCGAACGACAACCTGCCCGAGTTCGCGTTGGACGGCGGCGACGCCACCACGTTGAGCACTTGGCTCAAGGCGGCGTTCCGCACCCAGTACGCCCAGACCACCGGCACTGTGACGTTCAATTCGGTGCAGGGCGACAAGGGCACGTTCAAGACCTTCTACAACGCGGTCGATATGACCGGCGCCGGCGTGGCCTTCTCCTTGGAGAAGACCCCCATCAACAAGTCCCTGTTCATCCTGTGGTCCGACACGAACACGACCGGCCGTGCCGGCCTGCTGCTGCCGAACTCGGACATCGCGTTCTCCAGTCTGCCTGCTCTTTCCACGGATTCGTTCGTGGAGTTCTCCGCTCAGGCGAACATCAAGACATCCAGCGTGCTTCCGCATGACAAGAACGGCAAGTTCACGTCCGTCGCCTACTTCGCGCCGTCCGACTTCACGGTCTGACCCGTCTCTTCCTTGCCGCGTCTCCTATCCGCGCGGCAAGGAACCCCCTCTTTCCACGGATAGGGCTTTTCAAAATCATTCTTTTCCACGGATAGGAGCCGATGATGGCAGAGAACACTAAGAACACGACCGACAACGCGAAGATGCCGGAGACATGGGACGAGCTCAAGGAGCAGCCGCTGTTCGCGGGACTGCCCGACATGGCGAAGCCGCAGGAGCTGAACGTGGCCCAGTCCGCCGAGTTCTCGGTGACATGGCAGCGCATCTCCGAACGCAACGGGAAACTGGGCGACATGGGCTTATTCGGCGACGATGAGGCCGACAAGCCGAAGAAGAAGCCGAAGTACGACGAGTCCGAAGCCGTCATCCTCATGGCCGAGATCGTGCAGTACGCGGACATGTTCTACCGCGAAATCGCGGCCGACGAGAAGCAGTGGGACGAGTTCACCCGTGGCCGCACCTTGGAGAACCTGTACGTGCTGCTGGTGTCCCTGACCACGTTCTATTCGGTGGCACTGGGAAAATCAAGCGCCTCCAAGACGCGCTTGGAGAATGCAGAGTAGCGGTCTCGGCCGACTTCCAACGCTTCTACAACATCAACCTCCCCGCCAGTATGGGCCGCATGGAGCCGTCATGGCTGTGCGACCTGCTGGACGGTTTGGAGGGCGTTGACGGGAGCCTGTACCGCGCGTGGATGGCCGAACACCATCCGCTCCCACGGGAAGACGCGAAAAGCATGCCGCGTCTTTCCTACCTCACCTACGGGCAGTCGCAGATGCTGATGCTCAGCATGACGAACCAGCTTGAGATGATTCGCGTGATGATAGCCCGCATGATGGGCGACAAGAAGTCGAAGCCGCAGCCCGTCTATCCGCCCGGCACCGTGGTCAAGCCCGATTCGGTCGGGCCGAAATCGTTCTCCACGGCGGGCAAGTCGTTCGCCCAGATCACGGGCATGTTGGGTGCCGTGTTCGGCGGCAACAGTTTCTAGCAGAAAACCCCTCGCATTCCACGAGGGGTTTTCGTTTATCCTCCCGGAGGTTTTCTCATGGCCTTGTATTCCGCTGGCGCGGTCGGCGTCGATATTCGCCCGGACACCGATAATTTCTGGAAGATTCTCAATGCGGAACTGCATTCTCGTCACCCTGAGGTCACCGTTGATGTGAACACGAAGGGCGTCGCACGCGCCAAGGAGCAGATGCGCGACCTTGACGGCAAGACCCTCACCAACGTGGTGAAGATCGACGGCGACCCGTCCGGCTTGCGTGCCATCGACAAGGCCATGCAGGCCCAGCGGAAGCAGTGGGAGAAGAAGCCGGTCACAAGCAGGTTCGACTTGGACGATACGTCGTTCAATGAGAAGATTCACCGGCTTTCCAACCAGATCAAGCGGACCGCCGGCCAGACGGAGGCGTTCGTCAAGAAGTCGCAGAAATCCGTGGCCGACAGTCTTCAGGACAGTCTCTCCCGCATGCGTTCGGCACGCGCCCTCTACGACAAGGAGGCCACGGCCGCATCCCGCAGGCAGACCATGCTCATCAAGGACGAGCACGCCGCCTACGACATGTACGCGGAGGCCATCGAGAACGGGCGCAAACGTCAGGAGCAGTTGACCCGCAGCCAAGCCGATGTCAGTAAGACCCTTGACTGGTCCATCAAGAAGATGAAGGAGCTGCGCGAGGCCGGGAACATCGACACCGCGAACTGGTACAAGAACAGTCGCATCCCCGAGCTGCGCGAACAGCTCAAGGGCCTGAAAGCCGACCTGAAGGCGGTAGGCAAGGAGATAGCGGAGAACAAGAAGGCGCAGAACAAGCTCTTCTCCGCCGATTTCGACAACAAGGTAGCGGCACAGCAGCGTCTTATCGACTCCAACACCAAGAAGTGGGAGAAGGCGACCGACGCCATCTCCAAGTATTCGGACGCCGAGCTCATGCGCAAGGCGCGGCTCAAAGACTTCAACCGTGAGAACGACCGGCTGTTCTCCGGCCTGAACAAGATTCTCGACCTTGAGGAGAAGTCCGAGAAGCTGAACCGCAGGCAGCTCCAGCAGCTGTCGAAGCTCACGGCCGGCCAGAAGGCGTTGGCCGAGGTGTTCGAAGACACGGGAACCAGCGTCAAACGCCTCAACGCGGTACAGAACGATTCGCGCCGCACGATGGACAAGCAGCGCAAGACCGCCCGCGAACTGACCAGCCTGTTCGACGAGCAGGAGACCCAGATCAACGCGCTTTCCGCCGCGTTCCAGAAGTTCAAGCCCATGGGCATCGACAAGAACCTCGGCAAGGAGCTCAACAATACCTTCGACCAGCTGAAGAAGCTGCGCGACTTCGCATCCCGCAAGCCGATCACCGCCAAAGCCACATTGGATAAGACCCAATGGGACAAAAAATACGCGGAACTGATGTATGACGCGGAGAAGCTGCGCGCCAAACTCGACCGGGAGCATGAGGTCAACGTCCGCGTCAAGGTGTGGGAGGACAACGCCGACAAGCTCGAAGCCCGGTTGGAGAAGCTGCGTCATACGCGCCTCGACATTCCCGTGGACTGGCAGGTCGATCAGGAACGAATCATCGCGTCGATGCGTGAGACCGCCGCCAAGATCAAAGCCAATCCCGAACGTCGTTGGGAGCTTGAAGCCGACCTCGACCTGCAAATGCATCGCGCCGAGGAGAAGCTGAAGAAATTCGAGGACAAGAACGACGAGCTGAAGATGGATTTGGACTTGGAGACCGCAGTGGCCCGAGCCCATCTCGCCTACTTCACCCGCCCCCGCACCATCGACATCTTCGCTAATTTCAAGGGCACTGACCTTGGCAAGATTTTCTCCGGCATGACCAGTGGTGCGACCGGTTTGAAGGGCGTGCAGAACCAGTTCGACAGTCTTGTGAACCTGTTCGACAAGCTCGACAAGGTGGTTCCCAAGTGGTCGATTCTCGGTGCCGGCGTCACCGCGTTGGGTGCCGGACTCCTGAACCTGGGACGCACTGCGGGCGGTGTCGGCGTCAGCCTCGTGTCCATGAGCAAGGCCGCGTTGGCCGCTCCCGCCGCGTTGGCTGGTCTGGCGTCCGCAGGCTACGTGGGCTACCGGGTGTTCGGTGATTTGAAGGAAAAGTTCGATGTCACCAAGACCTCGCTGGCGAACCTGAACAAGGAGTTGGGCGACAACGCTTGGAACGAGTATGGGGATAACCTGTACCGTCTCGCCAACGACGTGGCCCCCTCACTGTCCAAGGGTTTGAACGGTATCGCCGTTGAGGAAGGCAAGGTGCTCAACGGGCTTATCGACGTGGTGCGCCAGTCCAACGAGGCCGACCAACTACCGCGTATCTTCGAGAACACGCGCCTCGCGGTGTCCGAACTGAACCCGGGCTTGCAGTCACTGGCCCGCGCGTTCCTCGGCTTGGGCGACCAGTCCAGCCAGTATCTGCCCCGCATGGCCTCCTACATTTCCGACGTGGCCGAGAAGTGGGCGAACTGGGTGGATACCGCCGAACGTACCGGTCAAGTCTCTAAGGCGATGGAAAAAGCCATCGAGCAGGGCGGCTATCTGAAATCGTCCGTGTTCGACCTGATAGGCGTGTTTGAGGGCACGTTGGGTACTCTGGCGAAGACCGAGAACGGTATCCAAGGTTTTTCCGAGGCTTTGGCGAAAGCCAACAAGGCCGTTCACACCATCAGGTTCCAGGAGACTTTGGAGGCTTGGAGCGCTGGTGCGCAGGACGCTCAGGACAAGATGCGCAACGCCTTCAAGGATATTGGCGACGCCGCGTACTCGTTGAAGGACACCACTCGCGCGGTGTTCGGTGACGCGGGCCAGATCGTAGGCGAGGCCATCACCGGGCTGAGCCGCGTGTTGCAGCAGTCCAGCGGAGGAATCAGCGACTTCAGCTCCGGCGTCCGCGACGGGTTCAGCCAAGTGTTCGACGCGGTGGGCGACGCGGGCCCCATGTTCTCCGACTTGGCGAGCATGGTGGGCCAGTTGTCGCGCACGTTCGGCGGCACGTTCGCCGCTTCATTGCGTGCCGCGTCCCCGCTTATCACGGCTCTCGCCAATGGTGCGGAAGCGTTGTCCAACTTGTTCTCAAAGCTGCCGGAACCGATTCAGGCTGCTATGGGATTGTGGGTGACGTTCGGTCGTGCAGGCAAGACCGCGTTCGAGTCACTTAAGACCGGCATGTTGCAGAACATCCAGAAGTCCATGCAGTACCAGCAGATGCTGAACAAGTTGGGGTTGAACGCAGAACAGGCGTCCGTGAAGATGGGCACCCTGATTAAGGCGATGAACCAGTTGCGTTCCGGCAATTATGCGGGTATTCTGTCCGGTGCCATCAGCGAGGTCAATTCCCTCGGCATGGCGGCGGAAGCTAACTCGAAGAAGCTGCTCCTTCCGGGGAACGCTGCCAAGGAGACTTCCAAGGACATGGGCGGCTTGGTCGGTGCGAACGGTCAGGCCATCGCCTCCATCCGTTCGGCCGGGGAGCAGGCCGAACAGCAGTCCGGCAGGTTCGGTTCGTTGAAGACCGGCGTGAAGAACCTGTGGGATGCGTTCGGCGGCTGGACGACGGTTGCCGGTCTGGGAATCAGCGCGGGCATCGCCGTCATCGGCAATGCGATATCCGACTACACGACGAAGGCGGAAGCATCCAAGCAGGCGATGGACAAGGTCATCGACGGCATGAAGGGCATCAAGTCCAACGCCAAGGAGGCGGCGGACGCGTTCAACGATTTCAAGTCGGAGACCACGAAACAGTGGGATGACCCGTCGCTCCTGTTCGGCAAGGACGGTGGCGGCGCGGTCACTGAATGGCTCGTCAAGGTCAGCGGCGGCTACACGTCCGCAGCCGACGCGGCCAAACGTCTGGGCATCAATACCAGTACGCTGACCGATGCGGTCAGCGGCAACGAGGCCGGCTACAAGAAGCTCGTCAAACAGTTGGAGGCGCAAAGCAAGGAGACATACAAGGCCAGCGACCAGTACGGCATGATGGTCGAGAAGCAGACCGATGCCGCCATCGCCGCCGACACGCTGTTGCAGGCGTTGAAGAAGCAGCACAAGGAAGGCTTGGAGAAATCCGTCAAGGAGCAGATGAAATATCTGCGTTCCCTCGAACAGATCTCCGATTCCTCCTCCGCGCTGTCCGACAAGCTCAGCTCGCTCGCCACGACGGTCAAGGCGAACGGTCAGGCGTTCAAGGAAAACGGCGAACTGGCTGACGCCAACAACGCCGCCTATGTGCGCACCGACAAGGCGATGAAGGATGTGGCCGCTACCGCGTTGCTGTCCGCCCATCAGCTTCTCTCCTATGGTGAGAAGAACGGTCAGGTGGAGGAGTACACGCAGAAGGCCGCAAACTCCATTTATGAGGCGCGTGAGGCCATCGTGCAGCAGGCTCAGGCCGCTGGCATGAGTGAGGAAGCTGCTGAAAGGTACGCTGATTCGCTTGGTCTGATTCCCTCTGATGTGGGTACCACGATCACCGCTCATTCGGAAATCGCCCAAGATGCGGTGGATAAGCTCGTGCAGGGCATATCCGGTCTGACCGATGGTGAGAAAGAGATCGTTATCCGGCTACGTGAAGCTGGAGTGGTCACCACGTTGGACGGTGTTCTCAGTCTTGTTGAGCAGCTGATGAAAGGCGACTTGTCCGAGAGGGACCTCACATTGCTGTTGAACGCGAAGGGCAATGCTCGCTGGGAGACAGGCGAGGTCAAGGAGAATCTTCTTGCTCTCGGCATGTCCAAGAAAGCCTACAAGTGGCTGTTCTCAGGTGAGGGCAACGCTGAGGAGCGCATGCAGAAGGTCAGGGACGAGCTCGGCTATCTGAACCTGACCGACGAGCAGATACAGTGGATTCTCGACTGTATCGACCACGCTTCCGGCAAGATAAAGGACGTGGAGAAGAATAAGGTTCCCGCCGCCAAGGGCGTCAGCTTCAACATCGACGCCAACGATGATGACGCTCAGGTGAAACTCGCCTCCTATAGGGAGTCCGATGGTGAAAAGCTCGCTGAGAATAATATTCTCGTCAGCGCCGTCGATAACACCAGCGAGGGCACCGAGTCCGCTAAGGCGAACGTGTTCAGTGTTCCCCATGAATGGTGGTCGTGGCTGTTCGGACTTGATGGCACCAGTGGCCCATCCGGTATCGCGAAGAACGCCGTTGAGAGCATTCCTCAGCAGTGGCAGTCTATATTGACTGGTTCCGGCAATACGACGCTGTTTTCCAACATCGCCAATAATGCGGTTCGGAATATTCCTCAGCAGTGGTTGTCCATGTTTACGGGTCTCGGCAATACGCCATCGTTTGCCGGAACGGCACGAAGCATGATCGGCAAGGTGCCCACCTATCATTCCACGACGTTGAATGCGATGGGCAACGCTTTGGATGTCGCGTCGAACTTGCTATCCACTCTGCGGTCAATCGCTGGTCGCACATGGACGGCTTTCATCAACACGATATCCGGGGGTGGCGGTCATGCCACCGGTGGCCGTATCTATGGTCCCGGCACTTCCACTTCCGATTCGATTCCGGCGATGCTGTCCAATGGTGAGATGGTGCTTCGTGCCGCAGCCGTCAAGAAGATTGACGCCTTGTATGGCAGGAGTTTCCTGAACACGTTGAACGCGGTCGGCAGTGTGGAGAAAGCCATGCAACCGTCCGCGTTCGCGTTGAACGCTCGCAGGAAGTCTCAGGCGTATGCGACCGGTGGCCGCGTATCCACGGCGAACGGCTCGTGGAACATCGAGGTCAACCCTGTTGTCAACGTCGAAGCGAACGGCAACTTGAACGCCGGCGTGCGCGAGTTGAACAACCGTGTGGACGAACTGAACCGACAGGTAGGGGCTCTTGCGGCCGGACTGCCGTCCGTGATCTCGGAGAACAGCAGTCCGTGGCCTTCGCAGAGGGCGTTCAACCGTGATGTGAGAGGAGCCCTATGAGCGAACTGACCTACACGTCAGGCGTGACCGGACAGGTGTTCGACTTGGAATCCAAACTGTCGTGGGGTGCGGCCCTCGGACTGCGATCCCGCGAATGGGATTACTCGCTGACCTACCGTGGATTGGGTATGCCTACACGCAAGGCTCGTGAGGTAAGTGTCAGCATGAGCGTCATAAACCCGTCCGATTTGGATGCGTTCATGCGTGCTACGGACGCGGATATTCAGATGAACCAGCCCGGTGTGATAACCGGGCTGGCCGAGTCCGGCGCGGCATGGACGCAGCATGCGGTCATCGTGAAAACCAGCCCCCAGTCGCATCATCGTGCGTCGGACGCCAGCATTGATTTGACCATCGTGCTGTTGGACGGCGTGTGGCGGAGACGGTTGGACGTGCAGCATTTCTGGTCGGATGTGTTGCAGCCCGGCTTGGATTTGGATTACCCGCACGATTACCCGCACGACTATATGCCGACCATGAGGAACACGACCGTGGTGAATCCGATGCCCGCGCCGATGCCGTTCGAAATGGTCTGGTTCGGCCCCGTGTCGAAACCCCAGTTGACGTTGGGGGGCAACCGGTACGAGTTGGACATGGACATTCCCTCGGGCGGCTACGTGACCATTTCCAGTGTGGAGGGTGAGAAAAGCATCATCCTGACCACTGAGAACTGCGACACGTCGAACGTGTTCTCCAAGGGTGTGCGCACGGGCGGTGAGAACGGGGGAAGCTACATCTTCCAGCCGATACCGTCCGGCGAGCTCGCTGCTCAATGGAATGGTTTCGGCATCGATCTGACGATCATCGAGGAGGCGAGTGAACCGCAATGGGTGTAGGGCTTGTGGTGACCGATGCGAACCATGTGGATTCGATGATGGTCGAGGATTATTCGTTGGATTGCGCGTGGGGCAAGGACGAGAACGATTTCGAGTTGACGGTGGACAAGCTCATCCCGCAGGGCGCGTTCGTCTATTTGGAGGAGTCCGAGTGCGGCGGGATAGTTGATGCGTTGCGCGACCAGTTGGAGCGTGGTGATTCCACGCTCACGTATTCGGGGCGCACGTGGCATGGCATGTTGGAAAACAAGATTCTCGCCCCGGATTCGGGGCAGGATTACCTCACCGTGTCAGGCAACGCCTCCACCATACTTGGTGCGTTGTTGTCCCGTGTCTCGCTCACCCCGTTGTTCAAAGCGGTCGTTCCCCCGTCCGGCGACGTGTCCATCAAGTCCTACCAGTTCGAACGGTATGTGGACGCATACACGGGCGTCTGCGCGATGGCGAAAGCGAACGGTTTGAAACTCAAAGTCGCCTACCGGTCAGGCCATGTCGAAACATGGCTGGAGACGGCAGGCGACTACGGGAACGACATCGACTCCGACCTGTTGGACTTCGACGCATCGCGCACGTGGCGCAAGCCGAACCACATGATCGGCTTGGGCAAGGGCGAGTTGCGGAA